GACAACGTCCTTTCCCAGATCCCGCAGGCGCTGGCCGCGTCCTTCCTCCGCCATCCCGAGCCCGATCCGCGCAACGAGCACCAGGCCCGCAACCTGATCCAGCTCTTCCTGGGGGCGCTTCGTGGCTGACTGGCTCGCTTCTTGGGACAAGGTGGTCCCAGGTCGGAAGGTCTACCTGCTGGTGGGCTCGGTCGGCGCCGTCGTCGACCTTCTCGTCGCCGTGGTAACCGCCAAGGCTGACCATCAGATCAACCTTCGCCCTCCACTCTCCTACGACGATCTTTCGACCCTGGTAGGTGTGGGGACGGAGTCCCAGGTGCTGATCGTCCGCGGGGTCGAGTCGATGAGTGATGACGACTGGAGCCTAATCGACCTCTACCTCACTGCACACAAGGCGCCCGGCCAGTCACTGGTGCTCACCGGCACCGCGGTGCCCGACACCGATCAGGCCAAGGCTGTGAAGGTGAAAGCTGGCCGCCAGGGTACCTACCTCAGCGTCGCCGATCCGCCCGGCGAGGTCGGCCGGGGAAATCTGATCCGGTGGGTGTCAGAGACCTTCCATATCGTCGAGGTTGATGCCGAGTACGCCTGCAAGCGAGCGGGCTACCGGATCGAGCCACTCTTCTGGGCGCGGCTGCCCTACCTCGGGATGACGGGAGGTTTGCCGATGCGTGATCGTCGAGTCCGACAGATCATCGACATCGTTGTGCCGATGTCGGAGGTGGAGTCGGTCTACCGGAACTTCCTGGCCCGGCGCCGGACCCCGGCCGCACTCTCGGCTGACCAAGCGCGATCGCTGTTCAAGCGGCTGGAGACCGCCCTGTTCGACCTTTCCCTGATCCGGCCGCATCTGGCCGGAAAGCCAGGACCCAAGCAGCTGGCCAGCAAGGCTGGTCTGAAGCCCTATCGGGTGATCGAGCTGAAGCCACTCCTCGTGCACTACCCGAACGAGACTGTCCAGCGCTGTCGCCGGGCGTTGAGCGTGGGCTTTGAACGGCTCTACCAGCCCGAAGTTGTGCCGACCGTATCGAGATTGTGGGGATGCAGATGATCGAAACTCCTGACCTGTCCGACTTCGTCGGAAACTACGGGATGGTGAGATCCCTGGACGGGGTGAAGAAACTCGCCGACCTGCTGATGAGCCAAGGCAAAACGATCTCCTTCGACGTGGAGACCGGATACACCGGCCCGGACCGGCGGAAGGGATCGCTGGACATCTACTGGCCGCTCCAGTTTGTGGTCGGGTTCTCGATCACTAACGACGTGCGTTGGGCCCGCTACGTCCCACTGCTGCACGACTTCGGCGAGAACCTCGATCCGGAGAAGGTCTGGCCGATCATGAAGCCGGTCCTGGAGACGTTGGAGATGACCAACCACAACTGCTTCAGTGGTGATGCGGAGTTCCTTACCCGTGACCGCGGTCTGAGTCGTCTGGATGAGCTGGCCGGAACCGTTCAGGAGGTCTGGAACGGCTCCGCTTGGATGAAGGCCGACATCCGATCTTTCGGTACCGCCCCTGTCAGGGAAGTGGTGCTCGCCCCTAACGGTCGGTCCCGTTCGTTCATCCGCCACGTCTTTAGAGCCACTGACAACCATCGGTGGGAGATGGTCAGTGGTCGGATCTTGACCACTGACGAACTCTCCACCTCGCTGATCTACTACGTCGGTAGGAAGCGAATCAAGGATGCGGTCAAGGCCGCGGTTCCGATTGTGTCCGTGGACAAGCACTCTGAGGCCTTCATCCACGGGTTGATCTTCGCGGACGGGTCCTTGTGTAGTAAGCAGCCGAAGCACGCCCAGCACTACTGTCACCAGATTCGTCTTTGTGGCTGGAAGGAGGAGTTCAAGGATCGGTTCGACTCCTACACCTACCCTCCTTCGTCTCACGGCGATCCGGTGGCCCTGCACACTTCCCAGACCAACATGAAGCAGCTTCCCTCTGACGATGTGGGTGACCAGTACGTGGCCGACTTCATCGAGGGTTGGCAGCTTCTGGACGGTTCGCGGTCGGGCGGGTACCAGCCGAAGGATCACACTCGGAGCCTGACTACAACCAGCAGTGAGGGTGTTGCGTGGTTGGAGAGGAATGCTGTTCGGGGTGGCTGGGTGGTTGCAGGGTCGTCACGGAGGTTTGAGCCTTCTGGCTATCAGCCCGAAGGTGTCTGGATGCACCACATCGTGCTCAGCAAGGACCCAGCACTCTCGTGGCGTGTGGTTTCGGTTGGTCCTTCGAGTAGCAATGTGGAGGTGTTTTGCGCGACCGTTCACGACGGTCCTGAGCGGTTCACCTTGGCGGGAGGGGTCCTGACTGGGAACAGCGTCTTCGAGCTGCGTAACCTGGCCGCCCTGGAGCGCAAGGGACACGGCCCCGCCATCCACCCGCCGTGGGACCACCTCCAGGACACCGTGGTCCAGTCCTACGTCTTGGGTGAGAGCCAGTTTCACGCCCTGAAGTACCTGTCCGGCTTCTGGTTCAACTACGCCCAGACCGAGATCATGCACCTGTTCGAGGTCGACGGGAAGAAGCTCACCCAGGCCCAGATGGAGGCCATCCGCTACAACGTGCTCCCGCTCACCCCCGAAGTGATCAACTACGTGTGTGACGACGTGACCTGGGGACTGCGGCTTGATCAACATCAGCGTCCGTTGCTCCTGGCCGACGGTGTGAAGCCGCCGTCGCTCGGCTTCATCTACCAGCTGGAGCGGGAGATCATCGGTGTCCTGCTCGACATGGCCGAGACCGGTGTCGCGGTGGACTGGGAGGGCATCGACCGCGGTGTGGAGGACTTCGAGCGGTTCTACGACCGGATGGAGGCCGAGACCCGACGCCTGTTCGAGGAGGGCGCCGGTCGCGAACTCCCCGGCTTCAACTTCCGCTCCGTCCCCCAGCTGCGCAGTCTGCTGTTCAACCAGGACGAAGGTCTTGGCCTGGTCCCGGCGATGATGACCAAGCATGAGTCCAACCCCCAGCCGTCGACCTCGGAGGCGTCGTTGGAGGCCATCCGACACCAACACCCTGCGGTCGAGCAGCTGATCAACTACCGCAAGACCAAGAAGATGGGCGAGTGGTTCCAGCTCTGGAGCAAGATCAACACCTCCTACGACGGCAAGGTGCATCCCAGCTTCAACCAGGTCAGGGTCCAGTCCGGCCGGTTCGCCTCCGACGCTCCGAACGTGCAGAACATCACCAAGAAGTGGTGGTTCACCACGGTCACTCGTGACTACACCGAGTTTCCGCCCGGCAAGGAGGGAGATGCGGCCTTCGTCAAGCACGTCAAGGCCATCGGCACCAACGGCCACGACTACTGGGCGGGCAACGCGCGGGACTACCTGGTGGCCTCGCCTGGCTACACCCTGCTGAGCTTCGACTACCGGGCGCAGGAGATGCGTGTGCTGGCCGGGCTGTCCCAGGAGCCCTACCTGATCGGCGCCTTCAGGGACGGCATCGACGTTCACCGCGCCACCGCGGCATTGATGTTCGGGGTCCCGATCGAGGAGGTCACCGACGAGCAGCGGCAGAAGGGTAAGACGATCGGCTTCGGCAACGTCTACGGCCAGTCGCCGAAGGGGATGAGTACCCAGCTGGGGATCTCCAAGGACGAGGCCGAGAAGCTCTACAACCTCTACTTCGGCAAGTTCACCAAGGTGGCGGAGTGGTTCACCAGGGTGAAGCGGGAAGGATTCGACAAGGGGATGGTCTACTCCTTTCTCGGTCGCCGGTCCCGGATCTGGGAGCTTCTCAGCGACAACCGCGCGATCCGGTCCAAGGCCGAGCGCATGTTCGTCAACATCCCGGTGCAGGGTGGCGGCGCTGACATCACCAAGCTGGCCATGGTGCGCGCGAAGCGGGCGATGGTGAAGCGTGGTTGGTGGAACACCAAGGTTCGGCTGCTGATGAACCAGCACGACGCGCTGATCTTCGAGGTCTCCGATGAGCTGGACCTGGCCGAGGTCAAGGACGCGCTGGAGCCTCAGGTGTCCTTCCCCATCCCCGAGCACCTCGGTGACTTCCCACCCTTCGCCGTCGACTGGGAGTACGGACCGCGGTGGGGATCGTGCATCCCGTGGGGCGAAGAGGACCCCCAAGTGCAATCTTTTGAAAAACCGAGTAAGTTGACACTGCGATTCTTGGAGCCCCCGGCACGGGACCGTTTCCAGGAGTTGATCAAGGTCCTGAAGTCCCACCCTGGTGAGGTTCCCGTGGTCATCGCCTTGGGCGAGGACCAGAAGCCGACGCCGATCACTGTGAGCGTCGATGGCGATCTGATGGGTGCGATCCAGGACGCGTCGGAAGAATACGTCGTGGAAGTGAGTACCGCATGAAGGTGAAGACTGGCGCCTCCCTCGGTGGAGGCCGGACGATCTCGGTCGAGCTGTACGACCTGGACATCAAGGAAGAGGTCGAGGGCTGGAACCAGCTGACCAGTGTGGCTCAGTTCCGCAAGCTGGCCGCCAAGGCCGACATGATGGTGGTGGACTACCTCTACCGAGCCAACGCGATCTCCAAGGAGCGGGCCTCGGAGCGGCTCACGGTGCTGAAGCAGGCCTTCGAGAAGTGACCCAGACCCAGGAAGACCAGGTGCTGGCGGTCATCCAGCGCAATGTCTCCGAGGTCTCCCGTGCCGCCGAGCTGGTCAATGATCTTGATCCGCCCAACCTGGGCGAGACCCACCAGGACCTGCACAACCGGCTCTTGATCACCCGCTCGGCGATGTCTCGCATCTCTGAGTTGATCGCCGAGCTGGTCCGCATCCGCGGTCGACTACAGGGCATCCTGGTCGATCGCAAGGGGGAGCTGGAGACGGCCAATGCCACCGCGGTCACCACCGGCTCCAAGCGGTTCCCGCTGGAGGACTACTCCTCCGCCCAGGAGAAGAACTCCCGGCTGGCCGCGGCCACGATGGAGGAGCGGACCAAGGTCCGCCAGATCGAGAAACGGCTCGCCGACCTCGAAGCAGCGCTGGAGTACGGCCGGATCAAGCACCGTGAGCTGGACCGCGCGGTGCGCGATGTCGAGATCCGCGTCCGGTTGTTGAACTGGGAACCAAATACCGGCTGATCCGCACCCACTGACCCGGATACATAGTGAGGGGAGCTTCTCCCCAACAAAGGTCCGAGCCAGCCCCTGTGGGGGAGGCTCACACGATGGAGGTTCTACATGCCACAGATCGATTTCGACGAGGGCTACAAGCGGAAGGGCATGTTCGACTACGACAAGCTCACGCTGGAGTCCCAGGAGAAGGCCCGCGTCTGCGTGATCGACCAGCCGATCATGGAGTACGTCCACACCCTGCGGAAGATCATCACTGAGAACGGTCAGCCGATCATGGTGACCGAGAAGTACGGCAAGGCCTTCGAGAAGACTCGCGAGGTCCCGAAGAACGATTTCGTCGGCAAGTACATCTGCCTGGGCGAGATCGAGGTCCTGAAGGACAAGGGCGTCGACAAGGAGAACTGCCCGGCCTGTCAGCTCGCGGCCGAGAACGGCGCCGCGGTGGAGGTGGCCAAGCGCCGCTTCGTGGTCCATGTGTTGAAGTACGAGACCAAAAAGAACAGCTTCAACCTCCTGGAGCCTTATGGCGCCAAGTTGCTGGCCTGGGAGTTCGCCGAGTCCCGCTTCTCCAGCCTGGTGGACATCCGGGTCGAGCACGGCAAGCTCAACGAGAAGGATCTGAACCTCGGTCCGTGCGAGAACAAGACCTTCCAGAAGTACGAAATCACTCCTGGTGCCTCCTGCGAGTGGCGTTCCAGTGAGGAGCGGATGAAGCAGACGGTCGCGATCATCAAGGCCCAGCGCGCTGAGGATCTCTCCCCCCTGCTGGGTCGCCGGGTCGAGGCCTACGAGCTGAAGAGCGTGGTCCAGGACATCGTCGATACCTACAACCGCGCCTTCGGTCATCCCGGCTCGATGCCGTCCTCCCCGGTGAACACCAACACCAGCACCGCGGCCGATGACATCGAGGATCTCCTCAGCGGTTCCACCACTCCCAAGGAGGAGCCGAAGGCTGAGAAGGCTCCGGATGATCTTTCCGGGTTGGAGGAGTTCGCTGCCTCCAGGGAGGAGCCGAAGGAAGAGGTCAAGGAAGAGCCGAAGACGCCGAAGTCCGGTGTCGAGGACCTGGACGACCTCCTGGCTGATCTTGAGGCCTGATCTTGTCTCCTCTCACGATTGTCGGGTTGGACCTCAGCCTCACCTCCACGGGTGTGGCTGAGGTCTACCTCAAGGACGGTGCCGCCGGAACCGAGTCCGAGATCAAGGTCTCCTCCTACGGGACCAAGGGCAAGGACACCGCCACCTTGGTCGAGCGGCACGATCGGCTTAAGCTGCTGGCCACTCGGATCGTCAACCAGGTGATCGACACCAAGCCGGACTTGATCTTGGTGGAGTCGCCCGCGTTCAACTCCCGCAACGGCCACCCCCACGACCGTTCTGGTCTCTGGTGGCTGGTCGTTCACAGCCTGGCCGAGCGTAGGTTCCGGGTCGTCGAGGTGCCGATCCAGTCGGTGAAGAAGTACGCCACCGGCAAGGGCAACGCCTCCAAGGACGAGATCCTGATCGCGATGACCCGGCGCTACGCCGCGGTCGAGTTCAAGAACAATGACGAGTCCGACGCCCTGGCCCTTGCCGGGATCGGAGCGGCCCATCTCGGCCATCATCTGGTGGAGCTGCCGAAGAAGAACCTGGAGTCGCTGGACTCCGTCCGATGGGGTGAGGACGATGGCTGAGAAGACCCTGGCTCAGACGTTGGCCGCGCTCCGGAAGAAGGACTCCGACCTGCGGGTGGGGAGTCTGGCCGACTTCGATATGAACGTGAAGGCGTTCAGCACCGGGAACCTCTCATTGGACTCCGCCACCGGAATCGGAGGACTCCCCCGCGGCCGAGTGATCGAGCTGTTCGGGGTTTCCCAGTCAGGAAAGACCACCGCGGCTCTCGGCACTGCGGCGACGCACCAGAAGCGTGTGCTGGCCGGTCTGGACGAGGGTGCGATCCTCTACCTGGACTATGAGTACAGCCTGGACGAGAACTACTGTGCGACGCTCGGTCTGGACGTGAACGATGCCAGCACGTTCATCTACGTCCAGCCGGACAACCTGGAGCAGGGTGCCCAGATCTTCCGGGATCTGACCAAGGCCGGGCACCTGGCGTTCGGGATCGTCGATTCGGTCGCGGCGATGGCCACCAAGAAGGAGATCGAGGCTGTCTCCGGATCGGTCTCCGTGGGGGAGCGGGCCAAGCTGATCACCCAGCTTCTGCGCACTTCCAAGGGGATGCTGCACCGCACCCAGAGTTCGCTGATCCTGGTGAATCACATCCTCGACTACATCGAGACGGGTCCGAGCTACAGCCGGGTGAAGAAGACGTACACGCCAGGTGGTTCCGGGATCGCGTTCTACTCCGACATGCGGATTCAGTTCATGATCGGAACGAGCGTGGGCGCCAAGCAGCTCAACAGCGTCACTCAGGAAGAGGAGAACATCCAGACCGCGGCGAACATCCGGGCCAAGGTGACCAAGAACAAGGTCGCCCTCCCGCAGCGGCTGGCCCACATGCAGGTCAGGTTTGGCAAGGGGTTCAGCCAGCCGTACAGCGCCTACCACGCGGTCAAGGCGCACAGGGGGATCAAGGTCACCCAAACGGGAGGTCGGCATACCATCCCCGCGGATCTGTCGCCGACGGGGGAGGAGACTCTCATCGTCAAAACGGAGAACGTCATCAGGCTGTTGGAGACCGACTCCGAGACGCTGGATAAGTGGGTGGCCAAGGCCAAGGAACTGATCGACAACTGGACCGATGACAAGGTCACCGATGACGTTGACTTCAACCCCGACATCGACCCAGACACGGGGGAGGTCCGCGATGACTGAACGTCAACTGGAAGGAGAGCTGATCGCATGACTGTTGATCTTGAAGCTGTGAAGGAGGAAGGGCACCTCCTCACCCTCGACGATGCGATGAGCATCCTCCGCGAGACTGAGCCGCTGGACGACAGCGAGTTCAACCTTGATGGCTCCGACGATGTCGAGTTCAAGCTCCCACACGGGTGGACCGACAACGGCATGAAGGAGGCCGCCCCGGACACCGAGACCAACTGCACGGTCAAGGTCAAGGGCGGTGACGAGGTCCGGCTGACCAAGGAAGCCTTGCTGAAGATGACCTCCAGCATCGGCCTGACCAAGGACTATGTCCTGCGCTCGCCAGGCCCACTGATCCAGGCCAACCTCAACTGGTGGGTCCGCCACAACGGAGTCAAGCAGGCCAACGGGATGCGGATGCTGAGCAAGGACGGCGTCGGCGTCGCGTTCATGAAGAACAGCCTGTTCAGCTTCCCCAACCTGCCACTGGTGGAGCGTGTGGTCGGATCGATCCGGGAGAAGTACGGCGACGAGCAGCTCTATGTGGATTACAAGATGTTCCACAGCCTGGAGCGCACCGCGCTGCGGATCATCATCCCGGCGTTCAAGCGGACCTTGGACACCGCGCGGCATTCCGTCGAGGTCCCGGACGATTGGAGCGTTGGCATCCAGCTGACCAACAGCTTGATGTCGTCCGCGGACACCAAGCTCAACGTCAGTGGCTACCTGTTCTCCTGGTGGTGCACCAACGGAGCGATCAGCCAGCACGCCACCTCCGGGGACTACAACCGCCGCGTGCAGGGCCAGGACTATGACGACGTACTCGACTGGGCCGGGATGTCCACCACGTCTGTCCTGGGCGACCTGGAGCGGGAGCTGGACGATGTTCAGGCCCTCACCCAGGTCTCACTGGAGGGTGAGCTGAACGACGTGGTCAAGGACGTGTTCCGCTCCATGGGCGTCCCCGCGCCCGCGCGCCAGAACGTCGTGGACTCTCTGGTCGAGTCCGACGACCTGACTGCCTACGGCCTGATGCAGGCCGTGACCCAGGCGGCCAACGACCCGCGGCTGTCGGACAAGGTGGCCGAGACCACGATGCGGGTCGGCGGCGTCATCCCTCACACCATGAGCGATCGCTGCGACTCCTGCCACAGGCTCAACCTGCGGTAGTCATGTCCGAATCGATCGAGCGAAAGGCCGAGAACTACCTCGCCCAGGGACGCGTCTCTGTGGTCGAGGTCTCGGCCGCCCGCGGAGAGTTCCAGGTGGCGGGGTCGTCCGCGATGCCGTACACCGTGCTGTTCGAGGGCGAGTGGATGTGCAGCTGCGAGGCGCGAATCCCGCGGTGCGCTCACGTTGTGGCGTGTCAGAAGATCACCCACTTCGATCCGGCCCGTAAGATCATGTTCAACTCCGGCGAGGAGAGTGACATCGACGCGATCCTCGCCGATGCGTTTGGGAGGTAACTGTGGTGGTCAAGGTCTGGGTCGATGATGATCTTCATGAGGCTCCATCCTGGGTCTTTCCCGACGGCAACGAGGTCAGCGTTAACTCCCTGGGGCTGATCGTCTCCCGGCAGCAGGATGGTGCTTACCCGAGGACCATCGCCGGAATCCGGGACTGGAAGGCCTTCAGCGTCGAGCGTGAGCCAGAACCCGCGGAGCCCGAACCTGAGGAAGAGACTCCAGAGACTTCTGAGGACGAGCAGCCGACCGCCGATACTCCCTCATCAGACGAGCAACTCCAGCCGACTGAGGAGGCCACCCATGGCAAGAGGAACCAACGAAGCCCCGTCTGACGTGACTCCTGAGTCGGAGGTCTCCGGTCAGGCGAACCCGATGGCCGAGCCGTCGGCCAATCCGACCGAGGCTCAGCAGGCTCAGGCGGAGTCCAGCTCGAACTCCGACGGCCCTTCCGAGGATGCGATCAAGCAGGCCCGCGAGGACCAGCGGAAGCGGGACGAGGACCAGACCAAGGCTGTGACTCGTGAGGCCAATCCGAATCTCGGCGGGGAGTCCTTCGGGTACCTGAAGCGGGACTGAGGTCCCTCTTCAATCTTTTGGAGTCTCACAAGCCCGCTCCTGGCCAACAACCCCGGCAGCGGGCTGGTGAGACGCCATCACTGACATAGGGAGCACGTCGTGACCATCCCGCCTGACCCGACTCCTAATGTCCCTGGTGTTCCTTCAGTCTCCACTCGGATCATCTGGGCTCAGTGGATCGATGTCTATGGCGACCCGATCACGTCTCCACCAACAGTCACCCACCTGGGCACGCCCTACTACGCGGTGACTCAGAAGGCGACGCTGTTTGCTAAGGACCGCCCGGCCATCCTGACTACGGGCGATGTTGGCGAGGGAACGCAGGGTAAGTGGTGGGCCGAGGTCATCGTTTACAACGACCCCGACCTGGTCGGCGATGTCTCGATCAGGATCAACCACTCGGTCCTGCCGGGTGGTGGGGTGGTCATCGCCGTTCCGTTGGGTGACGGATCTCCCCTCAACATTGGTGATGCACTGGCCGTGGAGGGTTCCACCCAGGGCCTGGTCGTCATCGCGGGCCCCACCGGTCCCACTGGCCTCACCGGTCCTCAAGGAGTACCCGGCCCACCGATCCAGGTGATCGACACGGTCGCCACTGTCGACGATCTGCCTGACGACCTCACCGCGGACGACAACGGATTCGGCTACATGGTTGAGGCCGACCTGGAGCTGTACATCTGGGTGAACGGCGATCACTTCATCTCCATCGGTCAGGTGCAGGGCCCGGAAGGTCCCACGGGACCAACTGGTCCTACCGGCCCCACCGGCACGACTGGTGCCACCGGATCGACCGGCCCGGCTGGTCCCCAGGGAGTCGCTGGCCCCACTGGCACTACGGGGGCTACTGGTGCCACCGGCTCCACTGGCCCTGCAGGATCTACAGGTGCCACTGGACCGACTGGACCCACGGGTCCTCAGGGAATCAAGGGTGACCCCGGTATCCAGGGCCCACAGGGCGTAGACGGCCCCGCAGGACCGACTGGACCCACGGGCTCGACCGGAGCTACCGGTCCTGAGGGACCCGCGGGCACGGGCTTCACCGTGGTCGGCACAGTTGCCGACGCTGCCTCCCTGCCTGGTGGTCTTGACGCGGACGACAACGGCAAGGCGTGGAAGACCGAGGACGACGACCATTTGCACGTTTGGTCCAACCCGGCCTTCATCGATCTCGGGTCCATTGTTGGCCCTACCGGAGCAACTGGTCCAGCCGGTGAGCAAGGCGTTGCCGGAGCGACTGGCGCAACTGGCCCTACCGGAGCAACTGGTTCGACTGGCGCTACCGGATCGACTGGTCCGGCCGGAGCTGACGGTGCCGACGGCGAAGACGGAGCACCTGGAGCCACCGGTGCGACCGGAGCAACTGGTCCAGCCGGTGAGCAAGGTGAGACCGGCCCGGCTGGCCCCACCGGCGCTACCGGAGCCACGGGTGCAACCGGTGCGTCCGGAGCCTCCGACTGGGATGAGATTGAAAACAAGCCGGTGGTGATCGCTGCAGGTGCCGACTTCGCCGAAGCCCAGGAGGCGATCAACTTCTACGTGCTGGGGCCTGAGGACGACGATTCCGGCGTGCCCACCGGAGGAATCATCATCCAGAGGCTGGTGTAGCTGTGGTACGTCTCTTCGCCGGGGCGTCTCCTCCGACAGTTGGTGAGGTGGACGATCCGGTCACCCTTGGCCTGGAGTTCTTCGTCACCGAGCGGTCCGAGGCCGCTGGCGTCTGGTACTTCCAACCCACCACTGGAACTGTCTCCTCGTCTGCCCGCACCTGTGCGATCTATGAGATCACTGGCGACGGCAACACCGGCACCTTGCTTTACTCCGGGTCTCTCACCCCGTCCGGCTCCGGATGGCAACGCCACAAGATCCTCGACACGGTCCTGCTTGACCCAGCCAAGCGCTATAAGGCGGCTGTTTTCCACCCCGCGGCTGGATACGTCGCTACCGGTAGCTACTTCTCCTCCGGACCTGGTGGTTCTGGCATCACCAATGAGTACCTGACTGCTCCTTCTTCCCCCGATTCCATCTCCGATCAGGGCTCGTTCTTTTACGGAGCGTCCATCGGATTCCCCAACGCCCAGTTCAACCAAGGTCAGTACTGGGTGGACATCGAGACCCGCAAGACCCCGTTCCTGGCTTCCGCCTACGGCCAGAACCCGGATGCTGCTGCCCCCGGCCAGTACACGGTTCCGATCACTGTCCCGGCCGGAATCGAGGTAGGCGACTGGATCGTTGCCAACATCTCGTGGTCCACAGGCGCGACCACCACGTTGACCAGGACTGGCTGGCAGACCGTCCTGACCGAGACCCAGGCCAACAACATGTGGACCTGCGTGCTGGCCAAGCAGTACACCGGCGGCTCCACGGTCAATATCGACATCGGTAACGGGACCTACTCCAAGCTCTGGGTCGGGATGTACTTCCTCGACGGCACGATGATCTCCGGGATCGAAGACATCGGCACCTACGGCACCCGTGGTGGTGTCTCCCAGACCTTTGTCACCGCCGCTGCGATGACCGCCGACGCCCTCCCGCGCTACTCAATGCACCTGGCGACCTGCCGGGCCGCGGCAGCCTCCGCGGTCGCTTCGATCGCCGCCACCGGCTTCGACTTCTTCCTCGACGCCTACGGCAAGTCGGCCGACGCGGGCAACGTCTGCTCGAACATCTGTTCCACGAGTGCCATTCCGTCGACCTCGATCCCCGCGGTCACCACCACCTTCAACGGTGCCTCCGGTAACGCGCTCGCTTTGACGTTGACGCTGAAGCCCTATCAGGCCGCCGACGCGGGGATCGTCACTACAGCCTTCATGCCGAGCTTCGACGACACCAACATCCAGGTCGGTGCGATCCTCACCCAGGGGGACGCTTTGCGGATCGCCGTGGCGACCGATTCGGCGCTGACCGACCCGGACTACTTCGATGGCACGATCGCTTCCAGCAACTGGGCTACCGCACGCGCCACTGGTCTGACGGCCAACACCAAGTACTTCATTGGCTTCGAGATCGACGGTGTCCTGCAGACCGACTACCAACTCACCGGCTACACCACCGGCCCGGATGTCCCCAACTTCACCGTGATCGCCGGGTCCTGCCAGCAGACCGGATCGAACCACGCCTCCTTGGCGCGGGTCGCCACCGAGAACGCGCGGTTCCTCTGTCACATGGGAGACATCCACTACGCCGATGCGCTGGACGAGACCGCCTGGCGTGCAGGCATGCTCTCCTCGCTCACCACGGCGAACATGAAGACGCTGATGAAGGACCTCCCGATGGACTACATCTGGGACAACCACGACCGGATCTCCAACGACGACGTGGACACCGACGAGGTCAACAACGGCACCACCAACGCACTGACCGTCACCCGGTTCCGGGAGTTGGCGGGGACCGCGGCCTACCCCGTCTCCGACGCCCAGTACCGGACCTGGCGGATCGGTCGGGTGCGCTTCATCCACACCGACGCCTGGACCTTGCGCGACGACCCCGATATCGCCCCCGACACGGGAGATATGTTTGGTCCGACCCAGATCGAGTGGATCAAGGACACCCTGGAGGCAGCCACCGAACCGGTGATCGTCTGGTTCTGCAGCTTCCCCAACCACAACGCTCACAACGGCCGCTGGAACAGCTTCGAGGACGAGACCGCGGCACTGGACGCGTGGATCTCCACCAAGCCCGGCATCCGTAAGCGATTGATCATGGTCGGCGGCGATTCCCACGACATCAAAGCCGACTCCGGCACCCGCACGGTCGGTCGTCCCGAGGACGGTTCACCACACCACAACTTCATCGGTGTCCCCACCCTCAACGCGTCTGGCTTCGACCAGGGCTCCAACACCCTCTGGGACACTGGCAACTGGGACATCGCTTCGATCACTACAGGTGACGGTGGAGCCTCCTACAGCCGTCTGAAGTTCGCTGATTCCGGAGACACTGTCCATGTGACGTGGGAAGCCGTCAACGGCGCCACGGGAGAGGTTCGAGCCAGCTACGAGCGCCAGCTCGGCACCATCAAGTTGAAGACAGTGTCCGGTACCGCGCTCGCTGTCGTCGGTTCCAAGGTGGCCGATACCCGGCGGATGGTCGGTGCGGCGTTCCGGATCAAGACTCCATGGCCTGCGCTGTCCCAGGTCGGTTGGCAGCCTACGGGAGTTTCCCTCACCCCGTATGTCGGTGGCACCACCCTGACCGGCACCCAGACCATCGACAGCAAGACGATGGTTGGCCATTACCAGGTCGCCGCGGGTGCCCACATTACGATCACCCGCTGCAACATCATCGGCCGGATCGACTGCGACCCGATTGGGCTCGACCGTGACTGTGTCATCGAGTACAGCGAGATCTACGCCGGGAATGCCAACGTCCCCTGCGTCGGATATGGCAACATCACCATCCGTTGGTGCAACTTGCACGGAGGCGCGAACACCGTTATCGGCGGCAGCAACACTCTCGTCGAAGACACCTGGATGTACGACCAGTATCTCGGTCCCGAGTCCGACTGGCATGAGAACGCGTTCCTGTCCAACGGTGGTGACGGGATCACCGTCCGCCGCTGCGTCATGCACGCCAACCAGGAGGACAACGGCTTCGGCGGTGGTGTCTCCACCGACTGTTCGTTCTTCGGCGATTTCGGACCCATCGCCAATGTGTTGGTTGAGGATTCCTTCCTCAAGGCCACGCCTGGCGCCTACGGAATCAGCTTGGGCTACAACCCAGCCAAGCCGTTCGGGTCCAACCCGACCAACGTGATTGTCCGCCGTAACGTCTTCCAAAAGAATGTGGGTGGGTTCACCGGAGTGATCGGGACGACCACTGGCTGGCTCGACGCTAACGGCAACCTCTTCGAGGACAACGTCTACGACGACGGGACCTTGGTCATCATCGCCTGATCCACCCCCAACCACCCGGATACAGGGTGTGAAGGTTTCATCAGCGCACGTCCGCGACTTCCAGTCGATCAAGGACGCCAAGGTCTCGTTCGGATCTTTTACGGTCCTGGTAGGCAGAAGCAGCAGCGGTAAGAGTGCCTTCCTGCGCGCCCTGCGCGCGTGCCTGCGGAACACGATCGTCCCGGCCAACGTCCGCCAGGGGTCGGCCAAGGCTGTGATCGACGTGGAGTTCGACGACGGGCCCACGGTGCGGATCGAGCGTGGGAAGTCACTGAGTACCTACCGTCTGATCAACGGCGAGACCGAGGAGACCTTCACTAAGTCCGGCCGGACGGTTCCGGACGGTGTTGCGAAAATCGCACGAGTTCCCCTCATCGCCGACACCGACGTGACCTTCAGCTTCCAGTTCGACAGACCCTTCCTGCTGGCCGAGACAGGCTCTCAGGCCGCTCAGGTGATCGGCTCCCTCACCAACGTCTCCCTGCTGCACGCCGCCGTCAGAGAGGCCAACCGGCGCCGTGGTGAAGCCTCCTCCACCCTCCGGGTCCGCAAGGTCGATGTGGAGTCCTACCGTGGCCGGATCAAGGAGTTCGCCGACCTCCCGGCCCGCAAGAAACAGGTCATCGCCGCGGAGGAGCAGCTGGCTGAGTTGTCGCAGCTGGAGGAAAGTCTCCGAAGTCTTCGGCGTACCGTAGGAGAGATCGCGAAGGCCAGCACCGCGCTGGCTGAGCTGGAAGCCGTGGAGCCCCCTGACGTGTCGAAGCTGCTGGAAGAGGTCGTGATCTTGAACGCCGTGCTGAAGAAGGTCGAGCTGGCCCGTAGCTCAGCCCAGAGCTTGAAGCGGTCGATCCAGGAGCAGGCTGGCACCGTGCGGAGCCTCAAGGAGCAGATCGCGGTGATGGAGATTGAGTACGACGAGCACCTGCGGGCCGCGGGGAAGTGCCCAGTCTGCGGAGCCGACACGTCGGACTTGACACACCGAAACTAGATATGTCATCCTTTTGGAGTCGCAGAGAGCGACACCACCCAAAGGAGACCAATCCATGTCGCACCCTGTCCCGGCTCCGCCCAAGAATAAGTGGCCCACTTGGCTGATCGTTCTGGTCGTGGTTGGTGGGGCTCTGCTGCTCTTGTTCGGGGGGTGTACCGCCCTCGTGATCGGTTCGTTGACTTCGAACGCGCCTGTGACGACCATCTCCGCGGCGCCTACTCCCACGCCGACGCCCACAGAGACCATCGCGGCTCCTAGCGCGACACCAACTCCTACACCGACGGAGCCTGATCCTGAGCCCGGCACTTCGTTGGCACAGCTGGCGAGCCTTGAGGTCAAGGGACGCGCCCCGAAGACTGGTTACGATCGGAACGAGTTCGGTCAGAGCTGGAAGGACATCGACCGCAACGGCTGTGGGCAGCGTGATGATGTGCTCCGCCGGGACCTGACTGACATCGTCACGCGATACAACTCTGACGGCTGCGTCGTGATCGAGGGCACGCTGAAGGACCCGTACACAGGTGAGGAGATCGACTTCGAGAAGGCCGACGCCAGCGAGGTCCAGATCGATCACGTGGTGGCCCTCTCTGATGCCTGGCAGAAGGGCGCTCAGCAGTGGGACGAGGGCAGGCGTGAGGAGTTCGCTAACTCGTTCCTGAACCTGCTCGCCGTCGACGGCCCTACCAACGCGTCCAAGGGCGACGGAGACGCCGCCACGTGGCTTCCCCCGGCGAAGGGCATCCGTTGTGATTACGTATCCCGACAGATCGCGGTGAAGGCCGAGTTCGAGCTGTGGGTTACCAAGGCCGAGCACGACAAGATGGCTGAGATCCTGGGCGGGTGTGAGGGCCAGCGTCCGCCAACCGCGGATGATGCCAAGGTTCCCGATCCGGACTCTGACACCGAGGAGTCCGCACCCAAGCCGAAGAAGACCAAGGAGCCCAAGCCGGAGAAGGAGCCCGAGCTGGTCGACGGTCCGATCCGTGGTGGTGCCTTCTGCAAGGCCTCTGATGTCGGCAAGCGCGGCCTCGACCCGCGGAACGGGAACACCTACATCTGCAAGTCCGACGGAGAGCGGAACCGCTGGCTTCCCTACTTCTGATCGTGCCTTGACACAGAGTGGGTCGAGTGGAAATTTCTCTCGGCCCACTCTGTTTTTCCGTTGTAGTTGACAAACCGAAATTAGAAGCTCATCCTGCAGGTAGCCCACATCGCGTGAGCTTCCCAAGGAGGCCAATCACATGTCCCAGCCCCAGTACGGGGCGCCCCAGCCGCCCGTACAGCCGCAGTACCCACAGCAGCCGCCGGTCCCGCCGAAGAAGAGTCCCGTGGCGAAGATCATCGTGATCGCGGTGGCCGCTCTCCTCCTCGTCGCTCTGGTTTCCTATCTCGCTCTCCAGGTGGCTCAGTCGAGGACCACGGTGCCCATCGCCCCCGCGGCTTCCCCCACTCCGTATGTGCCCCCGCCCGAGACGCCAGTCGCTGAGACCCCGATTCCCGAGACGCCGTCGCCGCAGCCGCCATCCACCTACCTGACCTACGCCGAGGCACGTGAGGGATTCGTCGGTGCCTACCCCATGGCTGTGTCCGAGAAGGAGGGTGACTGCGCCAGCGGTGGCGACTTCCAGAACGACGACGCCCAGACTGCGGGCCTCTACGTGATCAAGGACGATTGCCTGGCCCAGGTCGATACGCTCCTGGGAGATTTCCTGGGCAAGATGGAGGGAACCCGGTACAAGTACTACGTCCGAGGCACCAACTGGGTCACGACCTTCGAGACCCCGCGTGAGGCCGCAACCTTCGCCGTCGGTGCTGGCCTCGAAGCCGAAGTGATCTGACCAGAAAACCTTCTTGACACCTGACAACTGGCAGTACTAGAGTAACGTCTGCACCACCAAACAACTCAACAGTGAACGCTGAAGCAGAGACCGAAGCATAATCGGTTAACTCCCTTTGAATGAGAGTCGGGCGGTTCGATCCCGTCGTTGGGTGGTCCCAGATTAAACCCCGGTTGGCATTCCTTGTCTCTGTCTTAGCAACTGAAGGTTGAGAGGTGGAGACCGCTGAAAGTCGGTTATCTTACCATTGCAGAGAATCCCCGGCATTCGTTTCCTTGTCTCCATCTCTCCACCCTTCAGGATTTCCAGACCGATGAGCGATCCGTTAACTAATTGGTTCGAATCCGATACGGTGGTCAAGGCTCCCGTGTTCGCCGCAGCAGTACCTGGTAGAGCGGCATTTCGGGTCCTCGCCCCTTTGTCTGGTGGTCCTGATGGGTGCTTCACCTTCGAAGGAGAGACCGCGGAGCGGTCGTTAACCCTGTGATTACAGAGTCCCTGGCCGCCAGGTTCAGAGCCTGGTAGGCGGGGGTGAACCTCGACTGCTCATCTCTTGTCTCTCCCTCTCAGGTGCATCCTTCAGGATCTACAGACCGAAGCGACTTTCCGTTATTTTCGCATAGTTCAGAGGCAGAACGCCGGACCTAAACCTCCGGATGTCGGGGGTTCGAATCCCTCCGCGAAAGAGCTTTGATCGGGACGCAACCCCTCGTCTGTAGTTCCTGATGGGTGTAACCCCAGACCGACGAAGATTCGTTACCAAGGAAACAGTGGGTCGCAGGTTCGAATCCTGCCCGCCCGACAACTTCGGGCGCGTAGCTCAGTGGTAGAGCAACCGTAAAATTTCGAGTCCTCACTCCCTTGTCTGGGACCCCCACTTGTCTGCGAGGACCATCCTTGCGTAGACCGAAAAGAACGGAGACCACCATGACCAACGATCCACTCACCGCCATCCGTACCCGGCAGACTCCTCAGCGCGAGCAGGCCGATCCTCGCCAGGTCGTGAACAACGCTGGCGGATTCGTCTTTGAGATCTCGCCCGAGGACCGCATCCGCCGGTTCCTCATTCTCGGTTCGGCCGCATCGTTCTACCAGGGCGTGCAGGAACTGACCAAGGAGAACGCAGCCGAGATCCTCGCCTGGGCCGAGCACAGCCCCGAGCGTCTGGTGGAGATCATCAAGGAGATCTCGATCGAGGGTCGCGCTCCCAAGCAGAACGCCACCATCTTCGCCCTCGCCGCAGCCGCGGCTTCGAAGAACGAGGCCGGACGCAAGGCCGCCTTCGACGCCATGCCAGAAGTCCTTCGCATCGGCACGCACTTCGCCATGTTCGCCAAGTACCTCAAGCAGTTCCGTGGTCTCGGTGGCACCGGCCTGAAGAAGGCCGCTCGGCGTTGGTACGAGGTCAAGCGTCCCGACGCTCTGGCCTACCAGTTGGTGAAGTACCGCAGCCGCGAAGGTTTCACCCAGCGTGACCTGCTTCGGCTCTTCCACCCGAAGACCGACAACGAGCAGCGCAACGCGCTCTACAAGTGGGTGACCCAGGGCACGGTCTCGGAGAACCTGCCACGGATCGTCCACGGCTACCTGAAGGCGCAGGAGGCGACCACGGTCGACACCTGGGCTGGACTGGTCACTGACTTTGGTCTGAGCTGGGAGATGCTGCCGGATGAGGCGCTCAAGGAGCGCAAGGTCTGGGAGGCTCTGGTCGACCAGGGTCTGCCAATGACGGCGCTGATTCGTCAGCTCCCGCGGCTGACCCGGCTGGAGGTCGTGGCCAGCGGCCTGAAGAAGGGCAACCGGACGGCGGCGATCGTCGAGCAGCTGGGCAACCAGGAGTACCTGACCAAGGGCCGGGTGCACCCGTTCAACGTGCTGGTCGCTCAGCGGACCTACGCGTCGGGCCAGAGCTTCCGGGGCCAGACCTCGTGGGCTCCCGTGCGGCAGATCGCTGATGCGCTGGACAAGGCGTTCTACCTGTCCTTCGGCAACGTCCGGCCCGCCAACAAGCGGACCCTGATCGGCCTGGATGTCTCAGGATCGATGGGGGCGAGCTACATGTCGGACAGCCCGGTTACGCCGCGGGAGGCTTCGGCCGCGATGGCGCTGATCACGGTGGCCACCGAGCCCGAGGTCGCGGTCTACGGCTTCTCGACCACCTTCCGGGAGCTGTCGATCAGCCCGCGCCAGCGGCTGGACGATGTGATCCGGTCGGTGTCGAACCTGCCGTTCGCCGGAACCGACTGCGCTTTGCCAATGGTCGAGGCACTTCGTCAGGGGCTGGAGGTTGACACTTTCTCGACCCTGACCGATAACGAGACGTGGTACGGCGGAATCCACCCGCACCAGGCGCTGAAGAAGTACCGCGACAAGACCGGAATTCCGGCTCGGAACGTGGTGTGGGGGATGACGGCAACGAAGTTCTCCATCGCCGATCCGAACGATCCGGGATCGATGGACCTGGCCGGGCTCGACAGCGCTGCGCCACAGCTGTTGGCCGATTTTTCGGCTGGACGGATCTAGAAGTCCACGATGGATGTCAGGGCCGCGGCGGCGAGGGACGAGCACGAAGCGTCCCTCGCCGCTGCACGTCATCGGGAGCGTAGGGATGAGCTGCTGCGTCAACTACGGCGAGAAGACTCCCACTACTGGACCTACAAACGCCTGGCTCGGATCATCGGGTGCAGCCCGGAGCTGATAGCCAAGATTGTGCGTAGCACCTTGCCACGGTAACGCGTCGTCATCATGTAGTGTGCAACTGTGACGTTCGTGAAGAAGACCCACTGCGCCCACGGACATGAGTGGGTTCCCGAGACCACCTTCGTCCGCAAGAGTGATGGCGCCAGGATGTGCCGGATCTGCATGCGGGATCAGCAGAATCGGAGGAATCGTGAGGAGGCTCGGCGGAAGCGGGAGTTGTTCGGACCCAAGAGGAATGGGGCTCCAGCTCTTCCACCTGAGGAGAGGTTCTGGCCCAAGGTAGAGATCCGCGGCGAGGATGACTGCTGGGAGTGGACCAAGTCCAAGAAGAACGCTGGGTACGGAGTCTTCTACGACGGCGAGAAGACAACCACCGCTCATCGGTTCGCCCTGCGGTTGAAGCTTGGTCGGCCGCTGACCTCGGTTGAGGAGTCCATGCACACCTGTGACAACCCGTCTTGTTGCAACCCCGCCCATCTCGTGCTGGGTACTCGAACCAAGAACATGCAGGACAAAGTGGCAAAGGGGAGGCACCACAACCAGATCAAGAGTCGTTGCCCACGGGGACATCCCTACGACATGATCAGGAAGACCAAAACTGGGATTAGTCGGTGGTGCCGCACGTGTAAGTCGGAGTCCACCCGCAAAAATCGCTTGAGTCAGCTGCTGAAAGAAGATGCCTGATGGTGCACGTGTTGGTCGGCGATCTGCATCTTTCGGACAACCCACCCAGTTCGAGGACCGATGATTACTCCGATGACATCCTCACCAAGCTGGAGTGGATCGTCGACTACGCCAACCAGGTGAATGCTGAGTCAATCACTCAACTTGGTGACGTTTTCCACGTGAAGGTCCCACATCGGACGAGCCACGGCCTAGTTCGCCGGACCGCGGAGATCCTCGCCGCCTTCCGCGGCCGGGTCCTGATCGTCCCCGGCAACCATGACCTGCAGCAGGACCGGCTGGAGTCCATCCCGACTCAGCCGCTCGGCACGCTGGCGCTCAGCTCGAACATCACCCTGCTGCAGGGTCTGGACACCGAGACTGGGATCTACGGCATTCCCTACACCGATGACCTGGAGGATCTCCAGACGCACATGAACGTGGCCTGTGACGAGACCCTGGTCGGGACCCGTCCGGCCTTGATCGCCGTCCACGCCGCGATTTTCCCCTCTGGCATCAATCCCCCGTACCCGCACCTGGACGCCTCTCAGATCGTCACGGAGGGCGTCCCAGTGGCTATGGGGCATATCCACGACAGCTACGGGTTCTTCCGTAGCCACGATGCCTGGGTCTGCAACAACGGCGCGATCTCCCGTGGCTCCTTGCACGAGGAGACGCTGAAGCGAGAGCCCAAGATCACCCTGTTCGATCCAGACGCCACTGGTTGCCCATTCACCTCGGTGGACGTTCCGCATCGCCCGGCCGCGGAAGTCTTCCGGCTGGCTGAGGTGGCTCAGAAGCAGGAGCGTGAGGAGAAGCTCGACGAGTTCCTGGAGTCGGTCGGCAAGGTCTCCCTGACCAGCCTCAGCATGGAGCAGGTCATCGCCCACGCTGAGAGCACTGAGCTGTCACCACGGGCTAAGGCTGAGTTGCGCGAGATCATCGAGTCGGTCCTGTAGCGCCGATACTGATCGGGCATGAGCGCAGACAGCGTCGCCGTCGACACGGCCAAGGTCACCATCCACTCCTACGTCATCCGGCTCCACCACCCGGCCTGCATCAGCCCGATCTTTTGGGGTGACCCGTTGACGAAGGCCACCTCCTCGGAGGGCGAACTTCCCAGCTCCCCCTTCCCTGAGTGTGGGGCTCACCTGATCGTGGTCGGTCAGTCCGGTCACCTGATGATCGAGTCCCGCGGCCTGAATCCCGACACCGCTCAGGTCGTCGCCCAGAACCTGATCGGGCTGCATTACCGGACGCTGGCTCAGGTTTGGTACAACGACGACTTCTTGATTCCCGACCAGCCGCACTACCGCGCCACTCGGACTAAATCCGGCACGCCTGGATCTGTCGAGCGCCGGGAGGGTGGTTTCTCGGGTATCTCAGTCAACTTCGACAACCGCTTCGAAGGCAACGACTTCCTGGTGTCGGCTGACGACAGCTACTCGGAGAATGACGCCTTCGCCCGGCTGAACCGGATCTACCCCATGCTGGAGGAAGCGTTCCGGTCGTATCGGCGGTAACCTCTCCGGCATGAGACTGGAGATCCATGCAGGCGATGGCGGAGCGGACGCTGAGCAGTTCGCGGCCGAGCTGGCCTCCGCCATCAGTACCTTCTCCGGCCGTCCCGTCGAGGTCGACGGCCGGGTCCTGGTTCTCCACCGTCTTTGACCGCTCCCTCGCAACCCTGGCCGGGACGCACCGCATCCAGCGGGTCCCTGACACCGAGAAGCGCGGGCGGCGTCATTCCAGCATCGTGACCGTGGTCGCCCTGGACGAGAAGTCTCCGAAGTCTCTCCAGCTCGATAAGGGCGACGTGCTGGTGCACACCTATCGCGACACCGGGCCGGGTGGACAGCACCGGAACAAGACTGATTCTGCGGTCCGGCTCACCCACAAGCCAACCGGTGTGGTGGTCACCGCGGTGGAGTCCCGCTCCCAGCATGAGAATCGCCGTGTGGCGTGGACCAGGCTGGAGACGGAGCTGGGTCGCCGACAGGCCGAGAACGTCGCTCAGCGGGCCAACCAAGGCCGCCAGGAGGTCTTCGAGCAGGGTCGATCCTGGACCTGGACGGCCTGGCGCGACCAGGTCTCCGGGCCCGGTCGCAGCGCCAGCATGAAGCAGGCTCTGAAGGGTCGTCTCGGCTCCCTGGTTAGTTGACGATCCGACACACAGACGGCTAGGCTCCCGAGGACCAATTCAATCTGCCGAAGGGTCACTCTATGAAGCCTGCAGCCGTCGTGGCCGACATCGACAGCACCTTGGCTGACACCTTGCACCGACAGGGTCTGATCCTCCAGGGGGAAGAGCGGGAGAACACCGACTGGACCGCTTACGCCAAGGCGTGCGCTGACGATCTTCCCACCGCCACGGTCCCACTGCTGAGTCTTTTGAAGCCCCACTACAAGATCATTCTTTTGACCTCTCGGCCGGAGGAATCACGGCCTGAGACCGAAGCCTGGATGGCCAGGCACGATGTTCGCTTCGATCGGCTTGTGATGGACGGGAACTCAGGACTGGGAACCGTTGGCTACAAGCTGACCGGGCTGCGTGCGCTGATGGTGGAGTACGACATCAAGCTTCTGCTGGAGGACTCCTGGAACATCCGGACCGCGGTCGAGCAGGAGCTGGGCATCCCCACCCTGGTCGTCCGGGCGTACGCGCCCGAGGCTCTTGAGCTGCGGTACTGATGCGGGTGGTCGAGAAGTCTGAGCGTGTGGCCATCATCGAAGGCGACTGTCTCGACGTGCTGCGGAAACTGAAGGCGGAGACCATCCACGCGATCGTCACTGACCCTCCGTACGGTCTGAGCAGGGAGCCCGACATGGTCGAGGTGATGAAGCACTGGCTGGCGGGTGATGACTACGTCCACAAGGGCAACGGGTTCATGGGCAAGTCCTGGGACAGCTTCGTTCCCGGTCCCGCCGTCTGGAAGGAGTGCTTGCGGGTGCTCAAGCCGGGTGGGTACCTGTTGAGCTTCGCCGGATCACGCACTTTCGACCTGATGACGCTGGCGATCCGCCTGGGTGGGTTCGAGATCCGCGACTCAATCGCGTGGCTGTACGGGTCGGGATTCCCGAAGTCGATGGACGTGTCGAAGGCGATCGACAAGGCGGCCGGGGCGACGCGGGAAGTGATCGGGCTCAAGACGTACGGCGACGGAGGGACCTTCAACCAAGGCCCGGCATCAGGTCGCAGCGCAGGCCATATGGGCAACGTGGTAGCGCGTCCTCCGTCCGTCGAGACCACCCCGGCGACGCCCGAGGCCGAGCAGTGGCAGGGCTGGGGCACCGCGCTCAAGCCCGCGTTCGAACCGATCATCGTGGCTCGCAAGCCGATCCGGGGCACGGTCGTGGCGAACGTGCTGGAGCACGGCACTGGGGCACTGAACATCGATGGGTGCCGGATTGAGGGGCAAGGGGCCGAGCCTGGCCGGGTCCGCCATGGCGGAGGCACGAACGGTGTCTACGCCGACGACGAGTGGACCAAGGCGAATCAGGCAACCATGGGCGGGCCTATGCCGTCAGGCCGCTGGCCCGCGAACGTGATCTTGGACGAGGACCAGGCGGCCGCGCTCGACGAGCAGTCGGGGCGAACCGTCAGCAAGTCCGGCGGCAAGAGCACCAAGGCACTCGGGATCATGAACGATGACGCGTGGACAGCGAAGGATCTCCCCCGGACCGGGCACGACGACACCGGCGGCGCGTCCCGATTCATGTACGTGGCGAAGGCCCCGAAGAAGGAACGCCCGGTGGTCGATGGTGTAGCCCATCCGACCGTCAAGCCGCTGGCGCTGATGCGGTGGCTGGTCCGGCTGGTCACCCCTCCCGATGGGTTCGTGCTCGACCCGTTCGCTGGGTCCGGTACGACGGCTGAGGCCGCACTGCTGGAGGGATTCAAGACGGTGGTCATTGAGAAAGAGGCAGAGCACATCCCTCTGATCCAACTGCGTGTCAGGAGAGTGGAATGACTGCGGTCTGCGTGGACGCTCCGCAACGCATCCGGCTGTCCTGGTCCCGGCTGCAGAACTACGAGAAGTGCAGGCAGCGGACCAAGCTGTTGATGCAGGGCAAGAAGAGCCCGGTCACAGACGGCCGCAACTTTCTCCCAGGAACTTTGGCTGACCGGTGCATGCGCAGTTGGCTCAGCGCTGGCAGGTTCAATTCCGGCGGGATGCTGGAGTACCTCGATGAGGAGTGGGAACGCCACACCGGTCCGGACGCCGAGTACGTGATCAAATGGAAGGGCAACCACAATACCGACCAGCTCACAGTGCTGGAGGACGTGCGGACCGCGCTGAAGACGCTGGAGCCGATTCTGCTGAAGAAGGTCACCCCGTTCGCCTTCAAGCCGGAGTTCCGGTTCACCTCGGTGGTCGGCATCCCAGGCCTGAACGGCGAGACGGTTCAGATCGAGATCTTCGGTGCTGTCGACGTGGCGACTCACTTCGAGCAGGGCCAGTACGGGCTCTACGACCTCAAGATCACCCGGCGGGACTCCTACATCAAGTCCACCCTTGCTCAGCTGATCTTTTACGATCTGGCCTTCCGCGGCCACACCGGAGTCCGACCGGTCGAGCATGCCTTCTGGTGCCCGTTGCTGGACGAGACCGAGATCAACCTGACCGTCACCAACGACGATCGTCGCGAGATGATCTCCCGGATCATTGGCTACTGCCACAACGTCTGGGCGGGTCACTGGGAGCTGACCGAAGACAAGAACGAGTGCTGGAACTGCCCGACCAAGGCGGCGTGTCCGCGGTTCGTGAACCCGATCTCCAAGGACACCCAGGGTCGGAACCGCGTCACCTTCGACCGTGCTGACTTCGACCTGATGCAGGTCGAGGAGGCCGAGAAGTCGAACGAGGTACAGCTGTGAGCAGTGAGTCGAACGAGGAAGTCCTGGTCTCGCTGAAGCGCCAGCGCGAGAAGCTGGACGCTGAGTACCACCGCACGATGGCCGACATCCGGCACCGCAAGGAGCAGTACGACGCTCGGATGACTGAGCTGGTCGAGCTGGGGTGTGATGATCTTGACCAGGCCGTGGAGCTGGAGAAGAAGCTGCAAGATCAGATCCAGGCCAAGGTCGACGAGATCCGAGCGCTGCTGTGAAGGCGGCGTTCGATCGGGTGATCCTCAAGCAGGCCCTGGACGTGGTCGGCAAGATCGTGCCCAAGAAGGACGTGCCGATCCTCGGTCACGCCAAGCTTGAGGTCACCGAGGATTTGCTCAAGATCAGCGCCACTGACCAGATCACCTCGGTCGAGGTGACCGCTCCGCCCAAGCGGGTATCCGAGCCGGGGACCATCCTGATCCCGGTGCACGACCTGATTGCCTGTCTGGCGTCGAGCAGCTCTCCCGTCTTCGTGATCTGGGGCGAGGACGGGATCTGCAAGGCCCTCGCCGTCGGCCAGGCCCGGTGGTCGTGGAAGACGCCCTCGCTGAGCCAGTTCCCCAAGATCGACGCGCTCCAGGAGTCGGTGGTCTACCTGCTCGATCGCGAGCACCTGCTCCGTGCTCTCAGCGCGGTGAAGTCGGCCGCGGCCCGAGGCACCTTCCACCCGCGGCTGGAGCAGATCGGCATCCGCAAGGGCAAGGTCCAGGCCTCCGACGGCCGCCGCTATCACGAGGCGAACCTGCCCAACTCCGACATGCTGGACGTGGCGCTCCCGGTTCGCTTCGTCGATGAGGTTATGCCGCTGCTGGAGCGTAGTGACGCCGACACGATCGAGCTGGGCGTCCCCGACGAGACCACGATCTCGGTCCGCGCGGGCGACGTGATGGTGGCGACCCGGAAGAGCCAGCAGGTCTTCCCCGACATCGCGCACGCCTACCTGATCCCGGCGATGGCGAACAACACCGAGCTGAAGATCACCCGCACCGATCTTTTGGGAGCGATCCGGAGGCTCCGGATCTCCGCGGACCCCAGCACCAAGGCGATCCGGCTGACGCTCGGTGAGACCCAGTACGACTCGGTCGACGTGTCCACCCGACAGCAGCCCGGCGACTGGGCCCAGGAGCGGGTGACGGCCAGCTGGCCGGGTGGGGCTCGCACGATGATGTTCAACCACGAGCACCTGAGCAGCTTGCTGCAGCTGTTCGAGGACGAGAAGCTGGTCCTGAAGTTCGGTGAGGACGCGAAGTTCAACCCCAGCTCGGTGCTGATCCGGTCCGACGACCGAGCCGGGGTACTCCAGCAGGTTCGGGTGGATTGGTGGCGGAAGTGACTGAACGAGATCCCGGCCCAGACCTTCCTGGCGACGAGAACTTCCGTCCCACGATCGGTGGCACCTTCATCCTTCATGACCTTGGCCGTCCCGCCTGGGCCGACGCTGACACGGTCTCGATCGAGGAGCAGGTGGCCCAGCATCACAACAGGCTTCGCTACTACGAGCTGACCAAGCTCCGTCGCGGCGAGGTCAACCAGTACCGCGAGACGAGGTACCGGTGAGCATCCAGGCCGAGGTGGCCGCGGCCCGCGCCGACTACGAGCGCCGCTCTGGCCAGGCCCGGTTGCTGATTACCCAATACCGAGACGCCGTCCAGCAGGCCGAGGACCTGACCGAACGAGTGGACGACCTGGAGCAGATCGCGTCGCTGCTCAACCTCTACGCCGACGAGCGCCAGGCCGAGGTTCAAGGCAAGATCGAGGCGATCGTCTCCAAGGGTCTGCAGACCATCTTCGGGGAGGACCTCTACCTCCGGCTGGAGACCAAGCTGGTCGGCAAGCGCTCCGAGATCGACTTCGTGCTGGTGTCGAAGAACGGCGCCGAGACCCTGGAGACTTCGATCATGGATGCCCGAGGTGGCGGCGTGGCCGCGGTGGCCGGATTCCTCATCCAGGCTGTACTCGTCCTGCTCACCCCTGGCCTGCGGCCGGTCCTGTTCCTGGACGAGAGCTTCAGCCAGGTTTCCCTGGATTACCAACCCGGCCTTAGTGCCTTCATCAAGGAGCTGGTCGATCGTTCGGATCTCCAGGTGGTGCTGGTTTCACACTCGGAGGTTTTTGGAGAGGATGCTGACCAGGTCTACCGCTTCACCCAGACAGATGGTGTCACGACCGTGCAGGAGGTGTCATGAGTGACCCGGAGAACGTCGATTCCGAGAAAACCTCCACCGGGGTATCGGCTCCGCTTGGTCGGCTGGAGGATCACTTTGGTCGGTTGGAGAACCACTTCGGTCGGCTGGAAGATCATTTCGGTCGCCTGGAGTCCCACTTCGGTCGGTTGGAGGATCAGCTTGCTTCGATCCGACTCGTGATGATCATCATTCTGGGGGTGACGATCGCTCTCGGTCTGCTGTTCGCGGTCTTCTTGTACTTTGCCCTTGTCGTCAGCTCTTCGGGAAGCTTCTTCTGATGCTGACCCTTCGGTACCGACCACACCGTTTCGCGGACCTGGTCGGTCAGCCCTCCGCGCGCGTTGTCTTGCAGGCGATGGTGCACAGCGGCCGTATCCCAGCCGCCATGCTCTTCCGCGGACCGAGTGGGGTAGGAAAAACGAGTGCTGCTCGCATCCTCGCGGCCGCCCTCAACTGCTCCCAGCCCCACCTCGGTGACGCCTGCGCAACGTGTGAGTCTTGCCTGGAGGTCCAGCAAGGCGCCTCCCTTCTCGTACACGAGGTTGACGCTGCAACCAGCAACGGGATTGACGACATCCGGGCCCTGCGTGAGATGGCGCTCATGGCGGTTCCAGGGAACTGGCAGGTGTTTCTACTGGACGAAGCCCACGCGCTCAGCACAGCCGCTTTCAACGCCTTGCTGAAGATGCTGGAGGAGCCGCCTCCGCTGGTGGTCTTCGTCCTGCTCACCACGCAGCCGGAGAAGATCCTGGCAACGGTGGCAACCCGCTCGATGCCGATCGACTTCCGCACCATCGCGATCACCGACGTGCTGGCTCGCATCCGTCAGGTCAACACCGCGGAGCAGCTGGCAATGTCGGATGAGATCCTCACGGCCATCGCCCACGCGAGTGAGGGTGGCCTGCGGGAGTCGTTGATCCTTCTCGACCAGGCGAACCTCTCCCGGATCGACACCCTGGATCAGCTGCGGGTGCTTACTGGCCGCAGCGATCTCCCCCCGCGGATCGTCTCCGCTCTGCTGGCGGGTGACCCAGCCAAGGCCCATCAGCTGTTGAGCGAGTTCCTGGTCACTTCCTCCGACATCTCCGACCTGATTGCCGGGCTGATCGAGGAGTTCCACACCCGGTTCGACCAGAACGCCCTCAGTACCGACAAGCTGATCGCGGTGATGAAGATCCTCTGGGATTCCCGGACGCTGTCAGGCTCCCCGCGTTACCTCCGGGCCCAGGTCGAGGCCATGATGATCGTGCTCATCTCGCAGTTTCGAGAGACTTCTACGTCAGCGCCGATACTCCAGGTGCAGGAAGAGACCGCGAAAAAGTCTCCAAAGTCTTTGGCGCTCCAGGAGCCAGGGAGGTTGACCTTCGCGGAGATGTTCGACGAGCTGGAGGTAACCGATGAGCGACCAGACCAACTCACTGGCTGATGGTGGCGTTCCCGACGACTTCTGGAGCGTTCCCGAGAGTTTCATCAAGGACGAGAACCTCCGGCTGCTGCATTCGATCGTCTGTGCGCGGCTCCGGCAGGAGAACCCGGACGCCGACACGCTGGAGCTGATGGCGATCGAGCGGGTCACCAGCCTGTTCTTCTACATGCGTGACCGGGAGTCCGCAGGCGCCATGGGTCGCGACCAGGCCTACAAGGCCATGATGCAGCTCTGGGTCACGATGGCCGCTGATCTGCGCAAGACCCGGATCGGCGTCGCCGACGAGAGCAAGATCCGCGAGGGGATCTACGCCGACGTGGTCCGCGGGATCAAGAACGCGGTTCGTGGAATGGAGCCCGAGGTGGCTCAGACGGTCCGCAAGCGGCTGGTGGAGAGCATCGGCGCGTCGGGGTCGTAATGACTGCTTCTTCCTCCTATCACAACCGGATCATCGCGGACATGCTCCGTGATGATCTGCAGATGGACGGCACGCCTGCGTCGGCGCTGTCGGACATCTTCGAGCGTGAGCCAGTCCCGTTGACGGCGTTCATCGCTGACAACGCGTACCTGGGCAACCCGCGGCTCTCCGGAATCCAATTCGACTTCGTCCACAAGCTGGAGCAGATCTACCTGCCCGAGACCTACATCGCCATGGTCGAGGAGTTCGGCGCTCACTGGGCGGTCGGACCGATGAAGCACATGCTGGTGGCCGAATGGGGCAAGGGTGCCGGTAAGGACTCCTGCTGCCGCCTGGGCGTGACCCGAGCCGCGGACCTGCTGAGCTGCCTGCGCAGCCCGCAGGACTACTTCGGCTTCCCCCGGACCGACGACATCCACCTGCTCAACATCGCAGCGTCAGGCGACCAGGCCCGGCGAGCCTTCTTCTCCCCGATGCGGCGGCTGTTCGCCACCAACAAGCACCTGAGCCACATGCTGCGTGACGGTGTGGTCCCCGGCGAGATGGCCACCACCATCCGGCTGGAGAAGAACATCGAGCTGATCTCCGGTCACTCCGAGGTGGACACCCAGGAGGGCCTGAACATCCTGGTTGGGATCGCCGACGAGGTGAGCGCGTTCAAGACCAACGACGAGCTGGCGCGCGCAGGCATCGTCGCCGAGGGTCGGGCCAAGAAGACCGCCGAGGGCATCGTCAAGATGCTCCGTTCTTCCGCCCGCTCCCGGTTCCCCACCAGCTTCAAGGTGGCCCAGATCAGCTACCCGCGGTTCAAGGGCGACGCGATCCAGCAGGCGATGTACAGCGGCGAGCAGAGCATCATCAAGGCCAAGGCGATCGGTACCGAGTCGCAGTACTACCTCTCGGGGCCGTACTCCACCTGGGATGTGAATCCGCGTAGGGACGTGGTTCGGGAGAAGTTCCAGGACGACTACGACGAAGATCCCGAGATGGCCGCGGCGATGTATGAGTGCAAGCCGTCCGGCGCCGTCAACCGCTTCATGCGAAACGACCTCGCGATCGCCCACGCTTTCTCCGATGTCATCCCCGACCCGATCGCCGTGGAGTACTTCTGGGGCCTGCCGGACAAGATGCCCCTGGAGGAAGGTGCTCCGCCCGAGATCCGTGGCTGGCAGGTGCGGTTCCACTTCCACCACGATCTTGTGGCAATGCCGGGTTCGGCCTACTGTCTGCACGGGGACCTGGCCAAGAACGGCGACCGCGCTGGCGTAGCCATGTCACACGTCCGGACCTGGATCGAGACCCAGCCCAACGATGCGACTGACGTGTTCGAGCGGCGACCGATCGTCAAGAACGACTTCACCTTCAGCTTCGAGGCCGACCTCAAGGCGGTGAACCCTGACACGGGTGAGATCGCCGCCCGTGAGGTGCAGATCCGTTGGTACCGCCAGCTGATCTGGGAGCTGATCTCCAGGGAGTTCTACGTGGCCTCAGCTACCTTCGACGGCTGGCAGTCGCTGGACATGATGCAGATCCTGCTCAGCCGCGAGATCGAATCCAAGCTCCTTTCCCTCGACCGCAAGCCTGACGGCTACTTCGCGCTCCGGGACGTGATCGAGGACAACCGGCTGGAGGGCTACTTCCGGCCGCTGCTAATCCGTGAGATCTCCTCCCTGCGCAAGCTCCCCAACGGCAAGATCGACCACCCGATCCCCGGCAGCAAGGACGAGTCCGATGCCTTGGCCGGATCGGTCTGCGGAGCGCTGGAGATGGGCGGCGACGAAGGCTCCAACCTGGAGAAGCTCAAGATCGAGGACCAGCTGTCCCACTACGCGGTGATGGCGAACAATCACTCCAGCGGGCTCGGCTTCGGCGGTTCCCTGTCCCTGGGACTGGCCTCACGTGAGAGCCTGACAGAACTTGGTTTCGGTGGGTGAGGGGAAGTACATGGCACTGCCCGAGAACGCTCCGATCAACGGGAGCCAGCAGGACGAGAAGGCGGTCCCGCTGGAGCTGAACGTTGAGTTGGGCACGGGGCCCCTGATCCCTGGTGGAGCCTCCTGGCTCGACTGGATGGGTGATGGCACTGCCCTGATCCTGAACAAGCCGCTGGTCACCCTCGACCAGCTGGTCGAGATGCGTCGTCGCGACGGTCAGTCCAAGGCGCTCACCCAGCTCGTCACCCTCCCTCTGCGGCTTGCTCTCCAGACGGGGGAGTGGATTGAGCCCGAGGATGGTGACGCGGCGAAGGAGACTGAGTTCGCCAATCAGATGTGGACGCTGCCTCCCTCCTCCGGTGGCATGAGTGTCCCGCGTGGCAAGCTGATCCGGCAGATCCTGCTCTCCCTCACCGACGGGTTCGCTGCCTTCGAGATCGTCCGGACGTGCCCGACCGACGGCCCACTCAAGGGCAAGTACGTGCTGCGCAAGCTCGCCTACCGGGACCCGCGGACGATCACCTTCAAGACCGACAAGCACGGTGGCTACGCAGGCTTCCGACAGGTCGCTATGTCCCCCGATGGCACCGCGATCGACGAGACGTTTGAGCCAGCCAAGACGCTCACCTTCGTTCACCACGACGAGATGAACCCGTTCTACGGGGTGAGCGCGTTCGAGTCGGCCTACCCGCATTTCGACGCCAAGCGGAAGCTCTACTACATCGCCCACCTGGCGGCCCAGTTCGCCGCGGTTCCAGGACGAATCGGCAAGATCCCACCGGGCGCCCGGCCAAGCGAGGTGTTGGCCTTCGTCCGCTCCCTGCAGGAGTTCGCCTTCAACACCTCGATGGCCCTGCTCCCCGGCTACGAGGTGGACAACTTCAGCGGCTCGGCCAACTTCGACTTCATGAAGCTGATCGATCACCACAACCTGCAGATGAGCAAGTCGATCCTGGCCAGCTTCTTCGACAACGAGAGCCGGACGGTGCTGATCGAGAACACCGGTCAGGACGCCAAGGCCGACATGTTCCTGCTCTGCCTGGAGACGATGGCGACCGATGTCGGTGAGACGCTGACGCACCACCTGATGCCCCAGTTCATCAATTTCAACTTCGACTCCAAGAAGTACCCCGTGTTCAAGCCGGGGAAGCTCTCCGACCACGCCCGTGAGGCGATCAAGGAGATGTTCAACACCGTGGTGGTCAGCTCGATCCTCAACAGCACGCCGGAGTTCGTCCGTGAGCTGGAGAAGAAGGTCACCGAGGACCTCGGTCTGGACATCGACTACGAGGAGATCGAGAAGCGCGAGAAGGAGGCCGCGGAGCAGCAGGCTGCGATGGCCGAGGAGCAGGCCAAGATGCAGGCCATGGCCGGTCCGCTCGGCGAGGAAGGCGCTCCGCCAGGCCCCGGCGGTCCCCCTGCTGGTCCTCCAGGTCCGTCCAAGCCTCCTGGTGACGTGGCCGCGATGACCGCGGCGATGGACGAGCTGGTGGCCAAGGCCAACGAGTTGTTCCTCTCCCGACCGGACATGAAGCTGAACCCTGTGGATGCAGGGATCTGATGGCCAACGAGGAGGAGATCCCCGGCTACCAGCGCCGCACCTCGACCGGCCAGGTCGTCAACGTCAAGCCGCACCAGCGCGGCAACCAGGAGGCGGCCGACTCGGTCCTGACGCTGCCCGGCCGTCCGCCGATCGCGGCCAAGCCAGGCACTTTCGCCAACGGCCGGTCCATCCCCAACGTCTGGATCGAGCCAGTCGAAGAGCTGGAGATGGAGTCCCCGGACGATGAGGTGTCGCCGGAGGCCTTGGGTGTCGCCGACAAGCTCCTGGCGAGCCTGGACGGTGTCCCCGGCTCCGAGGCCGCCGTCCGGGCGCTCAGAGCGCTGCAGCACAAGACTCTGCCGAAGCCCTCCGTCTCCGACAAGACGGCCAAGGTGATCGCGGCCGCTCAGAAGATCAGCGCTCAGACGATCGAGCTGGCCAGCCCGGTCAAGATCTCCTCCTACAAGCGTCGGAGCAACAAGACCGGCAAGCTGGTCGATGTCCGCTCCTACGTCCAGCTGCGGGATCTGGTCAGCGCGCTCGGTGGTCCCCAGCTGGCCGCCCAGAAGGGGATCACCACCCAGATCTTCGCCGCGGCCATGCCCGAGGCGCCGAAGCGCTCCTTCGATCAGCCCGACCGGCCAGCCCTGCCGCGCCCGAAGCGCTCCTTCGATCGATTGCATGAGGGGGACGCCCCAGAGCACAAGCAGCAGGTCAAGCCTCTCCGCGATGGCGAGAAGTCTCCAGACGCTCCCGAGAAGACCACCGACGCCGCGATGCAGCGGCTGATCGACTTCCTGGCCAACCGCCCCGTCGGCAAGACCAGCCGCGGCCCGAACCGTCTCCTGACCAAGCAGGAGGACGGCTGGACGATCGACTACAGCAAGGACCAGCCCGACGAGGTCGGCACCACCGTCACCGACGAGAAGGCGTTGGAGCTGCTCGGCCGCGACAAGATCGAGAAGTTGGCTGCCCACGAGGACTCCGAGAAGTCTCTGACCAACGCCCCGCCCGAGGATCGCCCTACGCCCGATGCAGGGCTCACGGGCGAGGAGGCCAGGGGTAAGGTCAAGGACGCGTTGAACGAGGCTGCAGAGGCCACCTGGGGCTCGCACCGGCCCGATGAAGAGGGCCCGCAGATCAACAACCTGGCCAACGGCACGGTCTTCCCCGACGATGTCTACGACCGGCCCGACCTGTACTCCTTCGGCGAAGGCGGCATCCAGAAGGAGTCGGTCGACACCGTCCAGAGCCTTCGCGGGAAGCCGGACAACACCCCGATCACGGTCTACCGAGCGGTCCCGAAGGGCGTCAGCGAGTTCCGCGAGGGCGATTGGGTCTCCATCTCCAAGGCCTACGCCCAGCAGCACGCCATCGGGGCCATGCCAGACGGCGGCGACTTCGATGTGATCGAGACGCAGGTCCCGGCCAAGACCGTCCGCAACGGCGGCAACGACCTGATCGAGTGGGGCTACTGGGGTCCGACCAAGGACACCAAGAAGATCACTCCAATGATCGCGCCCCCCGGCGACCTGCTCTCCAACGAAGAGCAGCGTCGCTGGAACTTCCAGAAGATGCACCGTCGCACGATCATGAACCGCGGTGGCATGGAGGGCGAGGAGAAGACCTACAACGGCGTCACGGTGGGCAAGGCCGCGGTCACTGGAGGTGGCTTCGATGTCTGGGCCACCGATGAAGAGGGCGAAGTCATCGGCTACGGCTACTTCCAAGATCAAGGCGAGAGGCTCAACCCGACCACGGTGCAGACCCGGTCGGACATGAACCCCAAGCCGATCGAGTCGGCGATGCGCCGCTACCTCACCGAGACCACTGGTCGTCCCCTGACCGACACTCGACCACCTCCTCCCGCCGTCCGTGAGGGCTCCAAGACGCCGCCCAAGCTCGGTGATGAGTACCTGGTCACCGCATCCGGCCTGCTCTCGTTCAAGGGCCAGGACTACCGGCTCAGCCCCGGCGACAAGGTCTTCCAGGTCCACGGCTACGGCGATGACCAGGGGTACCTGGTGGAGAACGCCGAGGGCGAGCGGGTCGCGCTGATCAAGGACAGCTTCAACGGCTCCAGCACTGTGGTTGGCGAGGATGTCAACAGTGCTCTCGGCTATCTGATTCTCGACGCCCAGCGTGCTTTCGACTATGACAATCGGCAGGAGCCTGAGGACATCGGCGAGGAGCTGTGGCCGGACGGAATCCTCAAGCCTGATGCCTTCCTCACCCCGGTGTGGACGCACAAGAAGAAGGCGTCGATCGCCGATCTGCTGAGCCAGCTGCAGCCTGAGCTTGAGGACCCGCCTGAGGGCATGACCCTGCAGGTCGGCCACGAGAGCTTCCGCGCCACCAGCTCCGGGTGGCGCCGCTCCGACGGCACCCCAATCAACTCCCTCCAGCTGTCCGCGCGTCTGGCCAAGGGATTCTTCCCCGGTCTCTCCCCGGCCGAGGTCCTGTTCAACGCCCGCCAGGCCCCGTCCGGCAACCCGCCGAAGACCTACACCCATGCCGCCATCCGGGACCCCGACGAGCACGGTCTGTCTGGGTTCCCAGCCGCGGTTGGTGGCACCAAGGACATCAAGTCCAAGGCCCGTAACGCCATCCGGGACGCGGCGAAGTTCGTGCCTGAGTCAGTGGCCAAGCGGTTCCCGGTGACGTATGTCGGTGGCCACTCCCAGACCAATAAGAGCCTGGCGCAGATGAGTCCCGGCACTCTGGCCTTCGTTCGCTCTGACGACAATGACGGTCGTAACCAGACCCTCCATCTGCCCGACACGCTGGACGGAGACGACTTCCCTGGCGTCGTCCTGGCTTCCCAGTCGACGGGTTGGATGGTCCCATCCGCGGCCACTCCCTACCAGGCGATCGTCAACCACGAGACCGGCCACATCTGGGAGAACATGATGCTGTCCCAGGGCAGCGCTGAGCTTCAGGACAGGTTCTACTCACGGCTGGCCACGGCGATCGCCAATGAGTTCGGTCTGTCTCCCGACTTCTCCAACGACGCTCGGCTGCGGTTTGCGGTCATGTTCGACAAGGCCCGGACCAGCTTCAGCTCCGGCCTGTCCAGCTACAGCGCCACCAACGAGCGCGAGGTGATCGCCGAGGCCTGGGCCGAGTACATCGGCGCTGAGACGCCACGTCGCATCGCCCTCATCTTCGGCTCTACGATCCAGGAGATGTTGGACGAGCTGGCCGAGGAGTTCGACCGTAGCGTCGCCCAGGATCTGAAGGAGGACTGATGCAGCTTCCGATGATCTGCGATTCGTGCGCGCTGAGGATGAGCCCGGCGACTTGCGCCGCCTTTCCCGAGGAGATCCCGCTGAACGCCATGCGGGCGGAGCGCCATGATGAGCCGCGGCCGGACCAGGAGAACGATCTGGTCTACGAGTTCGATAGCCGCAAGGCGCTGGAGCGGGACGCTTTCGACAAGTTCCGTGAGGCTCTGGGGAGCAAGGCGCTGTAGTGGACCCCCAAGAGCTGCTGGCCCTGGTGGATTCGCTCGAACCAGAAGGCCAGAGTCTCCCCGACGCGCTTGCACTGCTCCGGCTGGTGGTGATCAACAACCCCGAGAAGACGGCCACCGAGCTGCGTGAGCGATCCGACGTGCGTGACGCCATCGCCGCGGTCGAACTGTGGCTGGCCGACGCCTCCGCTGCGGTGATCGTGGTCGCCGGAGCGCTCCCGGTTGCAGCTGGCCGCGCGATGCGTCGTGACACCGCGCTGACGCTGACCAAGTTCCGCGAGGACATCACCTTCAACGATGCGCGGATCGGCGAGTGGCGTGAGGACCCGACCCCACATGAGGTCTGGGGATCTCGAATCGTGCTGCGGATTCAGTGGTTCCTCGACTGGCTCCGTCGCCAGGTCGAGTGGATGGGCCTGAGAGCTTCGTACAAGCGCTGGGTGTCCCAGCTGGCCCCGAATACCTGCAGCTACTGCCGAGCCCTCCACGGGGTCGTTCTGCCCGTTGGAAGGTCGTTTGCGGCCGAGGCCCGCAAGGTCGGCTGGACCCGCATCTATGGCGGTCTTTTTGGGCCACCCCTTCATCCTTCGTGTCAGTGCTGGCTTGAAGCTTTCACACAGGAGGAGTACGACGCGCTGGTCGATACTGCTGGAACGAGGAGGGCCCCATGACCGAGAACAGTGCAGTTGAGCAGCTGGAAGACCTGCTCTCACTGACCCAGGACGACCGCGACCTGATCGTCGAGCTGGGCAGCCGAGCCAGCTTGGACCGCTCACCCAAAAAGAACTGGGTTGAAGAGAGCGGTGAGCTGCCCGGATACGTCCGCGAGATCGCGCGATCGATTGAGAAGAAGCGGGGCGTCCCGCTGTCACGGGCTATCGCGCTCGCGATTGGAGCTATTAAGCGCTGGGCCTCCGGCAGGGGAGACGTTGACCCGGACACCCGAGCGAAGGCCCAGGCTGCGTTGATTTCTTGGGAAGCCTTGAAGGCGAAGAACAAGGCCCGCAAGAAGGATTGATGTCTGAGTTCCGGCCGGTCAGGGAGCGGTTCCGCGACAAGGCGAACCGTCAGGCGCTGATGTCCCGTGGAATCGTGATGCCTGCGGACCTGGCGCTCTGGGCGCGCAAGCGCGGTTTGCTCAGCGTCTACATCGAGTGGCTCCCGGCCCGTGGCGCCTACCCCGGTCACTGGCAGGTCATCCGGCCCGGCCACAAGACCGATCCCGAGGCTCCGGCCTGGCACCGCGGCAACAAGACCTGGGTCGCTACCTCGGTGACCGAGAAGAACTACCACGAGGAGAGCGCCCGGTTCTGGGCCAGTTCCCACTTCGCGGTCGATGACTGGGGCAGGGTCGAGGGACTCGGTGCCGCGCTGTTCCCGGATACCGTTCTCCGGGAGCTGAAGGTCAGCGTCATTCCTGACCTGGAAATCCGTTTCAGGCCACACCGACGGGTCTCGCAGAAACGTTCCAGCCGCCGATACTGATCCGGTGAGGGCGGGCTCGGGAGGCAAAGATTCCGCTCTGGGTCGGAAGGAGCGGGATGTTCTGGTGGAGGAGATTCGTGGCACATCGACTGCAGGCGGAAGGCACCAGCGGAACGGACATCATGGAGTTCCAGCGCGTCTTGAATCGTCGAGCCAGACACTACGGAATCCAGGTCAAGGAGACCGGTGTCTACGACGCTGAGACGATCGCCGCGGTCCGCAGCTACCAGGACATCAAGCTGAACCTCAAGGCTGACGGCTTCGTCGGCCCACTCACTGCGGCCAAGCTCCACATCCAGCTGGAAGAGTAACCATGGAGAAGTTCCGGGTCCACCACTTCGTCGGCATCATCAGCCTCCTGGTCGGCCTTTCGTTCCTGGGTGAGACCTATCAGCTTGTCAGCCGGGCCCTGACCGGCGCGTTCCAGCTGATGGCGTGGGCGCCAGGACTTAACGGTCAGCAGGCCTGGGGGGTCGTCTTTCTCGTCGTGGGGGTCTTCGTCCTGGTCTCCTGGCACGTCTACGTGCGAGCGGTCGCCCTGATCTTTGCGGCTGGTTCCTGGGGTGTCTTCTCCATCGGTCCGCTGTACGAGGCACTGGCTGGCCCGGACGCCGACAAGACTGGAGCCTTCGCTGGGATCATGGCACTGGCTCTGGTCACTGCCTGCGTCCTGGCGGTCCCCCGGTTGTACCAGGATTTTCAGTCCCGCGCTGCTAAGGTGAGCGCGTGAACGCGAAGACTTTGGAGACTTTGACCAAGCTCTCCAAGCACGCGTCCCACAACGGTACTGATAAGGACGAGGTCAAGCTGGCCGGGATCGTCTACACCAAGGAAGGGGAGATCTGGGACCCCATCCTTCACCCGCGGAATCAGAAGGGGCACTTCGTCAAGAAGGGCTTCGGCCTCTTCCTGTTCGGGCACAACAAGAAGGCGAAGTTCACCTCCCCCGGCAAGGTCGAGATCGACTACGAGCTGGAGCCCGGCGATATTGCGGTGAAGACTCCTGTAGGGAACCTCTACGTTCGACACCCCGACGGCAGCTGGACCACTTACCCGTCGAAGACCAAGTACCAGCCGACCACTACGGCAGCCAAGTACGCCGACAAGTACTTCAACAACAAGACCTGGGTCCAGGTCGACTCCGCCCCCGCGGTGGAGGTTCCCGGCAACGATGAGGCTCAGGCTAAGAAAGGCCTGACCAGCGCCAAAGTCGGCGACCCGGTCACCGCACAGCAGATGGCCTTCCTCCCCGCCGGTTCACAGACTCAGGCGGTGAGCGGAGACACCCTCACCAAGAACGGCGACGGGCACTGGGTCTCCGCTGGCGGTGTTGATGCAGGTGTCTGGGCCGCGGCCGACCTGAAGTTGCTCAAGGTCGGTGGCAAGAAGGAGACCGCGGCCCCCGACGCGCCTGACCAGGAGAAGAAGCCCCTCAGCAAGAAGCCGCTGGTCACCTCCAGCAAGGACGCCCCCGAGACGCCCGCGGTGTCGATCTGGGGCAAGGCAAAGTCCCAAGACACGCCGATGCCTAAGACCTACACCGATGCCGAGTTCAACACCGCGGTCGCAGACCGGCTCCCCGAGGGCACCAAGGTGGTCTACGAGGACTCTGAGTACGGGCTGGGCGCTGAGTACACCAAGGGTGAGAACGGCCTGTGGAAGAGCACACACGCCAAGGACTTCACGGTCACCAGCGCTGATCTTGTAGCCGATTCCGACGGTTCCGAGGGCATCTGGCAGATCAACCCAACTGACGGTGAGAAGTCCGAGGACGAGCCGACCGAGAAGGAGATCGAGGAAGCCGACAAGTACGTCGAGGCGGTGGAGACCCAGCCGGAGCCGATGGAGGACTGGGAGAAGCAACTGCTGGACGACCCTTGGGCAACGCCACCTCCAGGCACGGTCGACCCTGCTCCGGTCCAGACCGGCCTGGATGACGCGGACTCGCCAGCGGCCCATCCACACAGTTACACGGGCGTCGACCCGTGGCTTGATCCTTGGGCAAATCCGACCGAGGACCCCTGGAAGAAGGCACCCGACACAACTCCGCCGCCTGCACCATCGGCGGCCGCGGCCCGCAAGGTTGACAGTGCCCAGGGTTTGGACGCCTTCCCGGTGGGCACTGTTGTCCGGCAGGAGGATCTCGACAAGAGCTGGACCAAGCAAGACAGTGGGAAGTGGCTCGATAATGGCCCCAACGGGATCACTGACACCTCCCTGAGTCTGCTCGACTTCTTGGACGACGGTGAGTTCTTCCAGGTCCAGCAGCCGAAGGACGAGGACAAGCCAGACCCGTTCGACTTCAACGATGTCGTGGACGAGCCCACGCCTCCGCTCAAGGAGCAGTCCAAGAAGCTCTTCGACGAGACGATGGATCTGCTCAAGAAGCAGTTCGGTGAGTCCACGAAGAAGGACGAGCCTAAGGGTCTCCAGGTCGGCGACAAGCCCCAGACACAGGAGGAGCTGGACGCGCTCCCGGTCGGCACCGTCATTGAGAGCCAGATGGGTTCCAAGCTCAAGAAGACCGGCCCGAAGGTCTGGTGGCACGAGAAGGCGGGGTACGAGGTCAACCCTCCCACTGGGCTCAAGATCACCGAGCTGGGCGAGAAGCCGGAGTTCACTCCGATCAAGGCGGAGCCTGTCTCCGTGCCGGGCAAGAAGAACAAGCTGACCGCGGCCAACCCGCTGGACGCTCCCGAACCCAATGGCGAGCTGACCTCGGTCGCGGGCAAGGATGCGATCAGCCAGCTGATCTCCCCTGAGGGATTCACCCATCCCGTCAGCAAGACTGTCTTCCCGTTGGAGAAGGGTGACCAGGTCCTCCAGCACAAGATCACGTCCGAGTCGTTCGCAATCCTTGATTCCCAAGGAAACAAGAAGTTCCAGGTCAACAAGCATGGCAAGAAGTACAAGTGGTCGCCGCACATCCCGAAGTCCAACTACAAGACGATCTACACCACTGAGCTGAACTCCGAGACCTTCGACCCGGCGGCCGAGGCGCTGCCCGATGTCAACGACTTCCTGAAGGGCAACACGTTCACCCACCCGGCGTCTGGTCTGAAGGTGACGATCGGCGAGAACGAGAAGCTGCTCCAGCACAACTTCACGGCGCACTCCTACCTGGTGGTCAATGACCAGGGCGACATGCTCTACAAGATCGACGTGAAGGGCAAGAAGCAGAAGGCAGGCACCAACCTCAAGCCCTCGAACTACCACGAGGTCTTCGACGGCGCGCCGAAGTCGGAGCAGGTCAAGTTCAAGGTGACAGACAAGGATCTGTCCACGCTGAACCTCGCCGAGTTCGACGAGGCGATGACCGCGGCCAAGCCGGGTGACTACCTCAATGTCCCGGTGGGGGGTGGTGCCTTCGAGCTGGTGAGCAAGCAGAGTGATGGCACGTGGGCTAGTGATGACATCCTGGGCGATGGGCTCGAAACGCACAACATCAAGCAGCTCTACGTGGCCTACTCCACCACTGATGCGAAGTCCGACAGTGGTGTGCCAATTGGCCCGAAGGAGTTCCGTCAGTGGCTCAAGGGTCAGCCTGATGGGACCGTCGTCACCGTTCCGTCGGACTTCGCGACCAAGCAGCTGGTCTACTCCAAGCTCGACGGTGAGTACACGCTCAGCGAGGTCGATGAGACTGGTGCCACCACCAAGATCAACACAGTCCCCGAGCTGGGATTGGGAGTCTTCGAGATCCACTTCTCCCACCACTCCTCCGACGCCAAGAAGAAGACTTCGTCCGTCGTCATTGCCCCGCCCAAGGAGGAACCGAAGAAGTCCGCCCCTAAGGAAACCGCCAAGGACGTGCCTGCGGGAAAGGTCGGCAAGCTCTTCGGCGACGAGGATGCGGTCGAGGCGTACATCAAGACTTCGAGCTGGCACACCAACAACGAGGGCATCTTCGCCGACATCGCCAAGGCGATGCACGTGACGATGGAGGGTCACCAGTACAGCCTGCTGCCCGGCTACTACAACCTTCCAGATGGCCAGACCGCGATGGGCTTTCTCGGCTCCGACGAGATGTTGGACGCGGTGAGCAACGGCATCGCCACGCTGGAGAATGCCAAGAAGGACAAGACTCTGGGTCTGCCCACGGCTCAGAAGAGCAAGATCACCAAGATGGTGAGCAGGCTCAAGGAGCTGCAGGGGATGGTCCTCGCGGCCAAGGAGTACAACGCGGGGGGCAACCCCGACTACGTCGTGAACCACGGCTTCATCTGGGGCAAGAAGGTGACCTGGGACTTCGACATGAAGTACCTGCAGAACCATCTGACGAAGGCGCTGGGCGAGCGGAAGTTCGCGGTCGAGTCAGAGTCGGATTTCGGTGGCGATCCGTTCAACGCCACCAAGGAGGAGTACCAGCAGTACCTGGAGAAGCAGGGCGATGACTGGGCGGCCTTCCTCGACGTGGACGCCATGAAGAAGTACGCCCTGCACAAGCTCGGCGCGCCCAACAAGCAGCTCAACTCTTGGGCGGTTGAGGCCTACAAGAAGCAGGCGATCAAGGGCCAGCTGCTGTCCAAGGTCTCCGACGCGGTCGCGGCCAAGAACGGTGATCCCTGGACCCCGGCCAACTCGGTCAATCCGGCACCGTTCCCCGATGATCCGCCTCCGAACACCTCTCAGACGCTCTGGAATGCCGTCCAACAGGCTCTGAGCACCGAGTCTGTGGTCGACGTGGGGGACAAGGACACGCTCCTCTCGCCACAAATTCAGGCCATCTACGGCCCGATGGCCGAGACCATCCCACCCGAGGCCCAGAAGGTCCTGGCCAAGCTCAACGAGAACTACGACGAGCTGGACTTGCCCGCGGTCGTCGGCCACCTGGTCAAGAGCGGGATCTGGAATGAGAGCGCGCTCACCTTCGATGCCCCCGAGGGCCAGTTCCCCCTGACGCCGGGGATGGAGGTCTACCAGTCGAATCTCGGCTACCTGTTCGTGCCAAAGGGCTGGGAGGACTTGGCGGGCACGATGAAGGTTCCGCTCTACAAGACTGCGGACAGTCAGTTCATGGGGCTCCAGGTTTTCGGCATCAAGGGCGCTCTGGCCGATGCGAACCAGGGTTGGGGCAAGGTCTACAAGGCGCCGTATTTCGTGACCAAGGCCGACGCTAAGAAGGCCGGACTCACCTTCGCCGATTCGCTGTGGGAGCAGCTGGAGAACAACGAGGGATCGATCCCGCCCAAGGAGAGCTTCAGCGGCCAGGAGCTGGTCGACCTGAACAAGATCCTGCAGGGGCATCCGGTCAAAGTCTCCGAAGTCTCCAACAAGGCCAAGACGCTGCTGCAGGAGATGCCCGACGCCGCGGACCTGATCATCTTCAAGGACCAGCAGGGTCAGTACCGCACGCCGACCGCTTCGGAGACCGGGGACGGCCTGCCCGAGGACCCGATCGGCGCCATCAAGGCCGGGCTTTGGAATGGCGTCCCTCAGTGGATGGGTTACCTCGCTATCAAAACGGAGGAGAACCCAACAGCTGAGAATCTCGCCAACGAGATGGTGGATTGGTACGACTCGGAGTACGCCTCAGACCCGTCGGTTCTCAAGGATCACGCCTTCGACATCCTCCCCGAGGGGACGATCGAGTGGGACGCGATGCAGTGGCTCTCCAACGCCGACGTAGCTCTGAAGGTCGGCGAGTACATGATGAGCCTGATCACTCCGCCTGGTAGCACGGAGCAGAAGAAGACCTCCAAGCCGACCGCGGTGAAAACCGGGATCAACGGTGACCTGATCCAGATCCCGTATCTGAATCTCGGAGGCGGGCGGCCGAAGGCGTTCTACACCGACGCTGATGGCATCCGTTACATGGTGAAGCCTGACCCCTTCGACCCGTTCCGGCCGGACACCGAGCACGCGGCGATGGAGGTCGCCCGGCTGTTCATGCCGAACACCCCACAATCCTCGGTCCGCGACATCGACGGCGAGTACTCCCACGTCCAGTCGATGATCGATGCGAGCACGGACTTCACCGGCAAGAGCTACTCCGATCTGACCGAGGACCAGCTGGTCGAGGCGATGTCCTCGCACACGATCGATTGGGCCATCTCCAACCACGACACCCACGCCGGTCAGTTCCTGCTGACCAAGGACGGCGACGTGGTCAAGATTGACTTGGGCCAGGCGTGGAAGGCGCTGGGTAGCGACAAGCTGGAGGTTGGCTACTACCTGAAGGGCAACTTCGGAGCCAACTGGTACGAGGACTTCTACAAGTCGGTCCAGGCGGGCAAGGTCGACAAGGAGACCCTGGACAAGGTCGCCAAGGCTGCTCTGAAGCGTGCCTACGCCATTTCCAACCGGCACGACGACACCTGGCGTGAGAACCTCGAATTCGCCTTCAAGAACCGGCCCTACTACCCACCGGGGATGACTCGCGAGACTTTCACCGACCTCGCGATGCAGCGCAAGCAGGACACCTTCGACGACTTCCTCAAGTTCTATGAGGACCTCTACAGCGACGGTGGCTACGACTTCCCGTTCGAGGACGCATCGTTCCGGACCTCCAAGACCGAGACGGACGCCCACCTCGATCTTTCGGAAGAGTTCGCTTCTGAGGTCAAGCAGAACAAGGCTTACGGCAAGTCGCTGTTCTTCTCCTCCAACCAGATCGAGGATGCACACGCGTTCTTCTACACCACTCAGAGCGCGAAGAAGACCGACACTCTCCGCGGTGAGCTGAAGCTCCGCGGTCAGGCTGACTCCGACGTGGAGAGCTGGCTCAAGGCTCAGAAGCCGAAGACCAGCACGGCCACGACGCCGACCTACGGCGGCACGCTGACCTACACCACCAACGCTCAGAACGCCCTGGTCGCCTTCGCCAAGACTGTCTCGGTGCACGCGGCCGACGGCAAGTACACCCAATCGACGGTCAACACCGCCACCGAGCAGATGAACGACCTCAAGCTGACCCAGGCCGCGATCCTGAACTCGTTGAGCAAGGACCCGATGTTCGTCCAGAAGGGAGGTGGCGCCGGAGTCCCGACCTTCCAGTCCCCGCACGAGCAGCAGGCATGGCTGCGGTGGTCTGGGGAGATGATCGGGCACTTCGAGAAGGTCACCGAGGCGATGAACTCCTACACCGCCGCGCCTCAGGTTCCGTCGACCGCGCCGAAGTACGACCCACCCAAGGGGATCGATCTCCAAGGCAAGCCCAAGGTGGTCGAAACGATCACCGGGCCGGACGGGTCAACCCTGAGTAAGTACTCCAACTGGGGGTTCACTGACAGTAGTGACAAGGCAGTCACGGAGGACCTGTACGAGTCCACTAAGAAGTCCTCTGGCTGGACGGCGCAGAAGCCCGACACCCAGGAGTCCGTCACCAACCACACCGGCAAGAAGTACGAGGTGGTGGCGACCGGGTTCAGCACGCCCCACACCTCCGGCGCCGACGCCGAAGGCAACTCCACCGACCAGTTGAGCACCGCTGCATACGGCAGCAACTCCTACGAGATCACCTCTCCCGACCACCCTGGGGTCCGGTTGCACTACACGCCGCATTCGGCGACCGACAACGGCAGCAACTTCACCAACGCCGGACGGCTGCAGGTTGAGGTCCGGGACTGGGATGGCTCCACCGACCAGATGGACAAGGCAATGGAGCTGGTCCGCGACATGGGGGTGGATCTCTCCCCCGCGGATGAGACCTCGCTGGAGCGGACCTACTGGGAGCAGATGGCGGGGGTGCTGGGCAGTCGCAAGCTGAAGGCGAAGTGGACCAAGGTCCGTGATGCGATTAATCAGCTGGACCCCAACGTTCCTGATGACACCCGAATTGTGCAGCTCAGGGAGGCCTTCGCCGGGGGGTGGGGCAAGGAGACGGTCGACAACGCCGACTGGACGCCAAAGTTCTCCGAGCACCGCAACCACCTGTCCAGCAACGACAGCACGCTCTCTGGCCGCCCGTACTGGATGCGACCGGACTTCGACGTGGAAACGGCCAAAGACGCCAACGGAGGATTCACACCTTCGCGCACGGATGGGTCTTCGATCTACCTGACCGCGGGCGTCTACTCCGCCAACGAGGAGAAGATCCGGTTCACCGGTCTCTGGGGCAAGGACTCCAACTCGCCCGACTCGGACCGTGATGGTGGCTCTGGCCAGTTCGCGTTCTTCCGTCAGGGTGTCGAGCAGGGCTACAGCGGCATCTACGCGGAGCCACATGTGCTCGCTCGCACCACCAACTACGCCTTCGCCGAGGACAGTTACGGTCGCGCCTCCAAGCGGGCCGGGAACGCTCCGTTCGACCTGGAGGACTCCTACAACCAGGGCTCCGGAGGAGGAGGCGGTTACCAGAACTCCAGCAATGAGCTGATGGTCAAGTACTCAGCCTCTCTTTTCGACGACATCGCCGTAGTGAAGACGGGCGATGAGGGCACCCGCCAGCAGTTGATCAAGTTCTTCAAGGACCGTGGCGTCAACGAGATCCGGGGCCTTCCGATCGAAGAGCGGATCGTCCACGGCAAGGAACAGGTCCGGAAGACGCTGGACAAGGTCTGGGACTTCGCCAAGATCTCCCAGGAGTTGCAGAAGAAGAATCGAGGAGCGGCGATCGGCACGGTGAAGACCTGGGAAGGCAAGCAGTACATCAAGCGCGCCAACGGGCAGTGGGTCCCGGTGGGCACCACGGAGGTGAAGAAGAGTGGCTGAGCTGATGGGCCTGCAGGCGGCGATCGACAAGATCATGGAGGACACGGGGGCGAGGTTCACTCGCAAGGAATCGTCCTACCCGGCCGCCCATCTCCTGGTCAAATCGGCTGAAGGTGACACCGAGATCTTCCCCGCGGGCGACTTCCCCATGCCGTTGACCGTCCGCATCGTCAGCTACGAGAAGCGCGATGACGGCTTGGAACTCACCGACGCCGATGGCAACGCGATGTTTCTCTACCCGCTCGGCTCCGGCAATCCCCAGGGCCGTGCGAGCGTGAAGGAATGGCGCGACCGCTGGCTGCAGATCATCGCCAGCTCTGAGGGGGACGAGTGAGGGTCCTGACGCACCGCGGCGCCGACGGCCAGGTTCTGGGCATCTGGTGGCTCGTCCACCACCAGAGCGTGCTGCGGTCGGCCTACGCTGACGAGTCCAAGTACCCCGAGGGAGCCCGAGCGGTTCTTCTGAACTTCAACCTGACTCCCACGTCGGTGGTCAAGTCGGCTCAGTGGAACTACATCACTGATGTGCTGGCGGGCTCAGCCAACCCTCTCGCGGTGTGGTCCTGGGACGACGTGCGGGACACCGACCAGCTGCCCATCTGAACGCCGCGGCGCCTTGCGCCGATACTCCTGGATCGAACAGCGATCTAGGAGGTTCCCGTGACCAACGTCGTAATGGCGGGCGATGGCAACGAAGGCTTCGTCGAGTTGGCGCGCCGCAACGGCGTCACCCCCAAGGGACGCCTGTTCCGCAAGCAAATTCTCCACTTCGGCGATTTCGAGCACCCAAAGCTCCCTGGCAAGAAGATCACCGTCGACGAGGACTTCGCCGAGAAGCTGGTGACCAACTTCTCCAACGGCATGTGTGACATCGTCCAGGCCCCGATCGTGGATGGCGAGAACAAGCACACTGAGGACCCACTGCGAAACACCGGCCAGGTGATCGACCTCGACTACGAGGCGGGGAAGGGCGTCTACGCCTACCTCGACGCCCGTAACGCCGAGCACGCCGAGCAGCTGGGTAAGACCCTGATCGGCGCCTCCGCGATGCTCAACCTCGACTACACCGACACCAAGACCGGTGCGAAGGTCGGCCCGACTCTCCTGCACATGGCAGTGACGAATCGGCCCTACATCACCAACCTCGACGGCTATGAAGAGGTCATCGCGGCTTCCGCCGATACTCCCGGAGAAACCGTTCTTCTCGGAGCGGTGACCGAGAACCCCCTGGAGGACGAGATGCCCAAGACCAAGGAAGAGTTGATCGCCGCCCTGAAGGACGAGCACGGCATCGATGTTGAGGCTCTTCAGGCCAAGAAGGATGAGCCCGCGGATCTGACCGCGCTGTCCAACGCGCTCGGCGCCGATGGCCAGGAGATGACTCTCCAGGATGTCGCCGACGCGGTGGTCGAGCTGTCCAGCAAGCTCTCCACCTCGGAGGAGACCGTGGTCGAGCTGACCCGGAAGAACGCCGAGAAGGAGATCGATGACCTGGTGCATGCCGGTCGCATCCTTCCCAAGCAGCGCGACACGATGCTGGAGCTTTCGCTCAGCAACCGTGACCAGTTCGAGGCGCTTCTCCCCGAGGAGCCGATCGTCTCCCTCTCCGAGGACGGCGTGACCACTCACACGTCCAGCCAGAGCGAGGCCCAGCAGGCCGAGATCGATCGTCTGGCGGATATCGCCAACGGCAACAAGAAGTAACCCCCCAGTAGCAGGAGAGGAAGAATCATGGCAGCCGAGTTTGAGGGTGATGTCCTCCGGCCACCTGGTGTGGGCCCGGAGCGTGTGGTCACCGCACCGGAAGAGATCATCGCGTCCTACAACCCCCCGCCGCTCAAGAAGGGCGGGACGGTTCTGGCAGGCGTTGGAATCGTCCGCGCGGGTGAGCCGATGAAGCGTTCCGTCGACGGGAAGACCTGGGTCAAGGCAGCTTTCGCCGACGCCACGGCCGTCAACGAGACCGCGTGCAACGCCACCGCCGAGGCCCACCAGATCAACTTGCTCTTCGGAGGTGTGATCAACGCGAAGGTTGCAGCGATCACCGCCACCAACGCGGCGGCTCTGGCTACCGCGCTCAAGGGTAAGTACATCCCGGGTTTCGACTACATCTCGTTCTAGAGCGGGCATTCGCTTCGCTGATCAGAAAAGGAAGGAAACGAAATGCCCGAGCCGAGCCTCCTGGAGCCGAACGTTTTTCGCAACGTCGTCTCCAAGATCGCGCCAGCCGCGAACCTGATGCTGTTCAACGGGACGCCCAAGGGGACCACCCCTTACCCGTTCGTTCAGTGGGAGGTTCGTCGCGGTGCACGGACGATGGCGACCCCGAACGTGCCGAACTCCGAGGCGCACGTCGTGCCGCGGCTCGGTATCTCGATGGAGAGCGCGAACCTCGTCTACCTCCGCGAGAAGAAGGTCTTCAAGCCGACCACGCTCCACTGGCTGAAGGCCCCAGGTTCTGCCCAGAACCTGCGCAACGCTGAGGAAGAGGTCCTCAAGGAGGTTCGCGACCTCAACGCCCGATTCGACAACTTCTGGGAGTGGGCACTCTGGCAGTGCCTCCAGGGCTCCCTGGTCATCGACTCTCCGGACGTGCAGGCCTCGATCGACTACAAGATCCCGGCTTCGCACAAGGTCACCGCGGCCGAGGAGTGGGACGTTGCCACTCCGCAGGAGATCGTGGCCAACATCCAGGCGTGGAAGAAGATCATCCTCCGCGACGGCCATGTCGAGGTGAAGACGGCGTACGCGACCAGCGACACGCTGAACTACATCGTCACCTCCTTCACTCGTGATGGCATCTCCCTGATGAGCGATCGGATGAAGGACGAGTACTTCGCGTCCGGCACCCTCCGCGGCTTCATGGGGATGGATTGGCGGGTCGTCGACACGATGTATGACATCCGCCAGACCGACGGTTCCCACATCTCGACGGGCTTCCTGCCGAACAACGTGGTGCTCTTCGCCGAGCTGAACCAGAACAACCCGCTGGAGCTGGTCCGCGGTCCGTCGGCTGACGACGAGGCGCCGGACAACTTCATCGGTCGCTTCGCCAAGACCTGGAAGGAGAAGGACCCGAGCGCCCGCCAGTACCTCCTGGAGGAGCAGGCCCTTCCCGTCCTGACCCGCCCCGAGCAGATCGTCGTGGCCACGGTCAAGGCCTGATCGTTTAGGCTGAGCACAACTTCATAGGCAAAAGGCATTGGACCCCGTCCGCTCCGGCGGGTCGGGGTCCAGTTCATTGGAGTGAGAGGGAGACATGGCAGAGACGACGCCCGCGAAGAAGGCTGCTTCGAGCGAGCCCAAGAGCAGCGACGACAGCGGGACCCTGACCGACGTGGAGAAGGCTTCCCAGGAGGCCGCTGAGGCCCGCCTGAAGGCCGACCAGGCGTTGGAGAAGGAGCAGGAGGACGCTCGCAAGAAGCGTGAGGAAGAGGTCAAGAAGGTGCAGAGCGACACCGTCGAGACCGATGACAAGGGACGCCCGATCGGGATCGATGGGGAGAACCCGGTCAGCAACGTCAACCCGGACCCGCGGTCCTACGGCCGCTGACCAACAACGAAGGAAGCGTCATGAACGCAGAGAACGATCACGATGACCTGGACGACCTGCTGAAGGACGCTCTGGGCGAGGTCGACGACGAGAAGCAGGAACCGGCTCCGGTGAAGAAGACCGCAGCCAAGAAGACCGCGAAGAAGGCGGAGTCGGTTCCCGACCCTGAGCCGGAGGAAGTCTCCGAAGTCTCTGGCGTCGCGGCCAAGATCGAGCACGATCCCGCCTCTGAGATCTCGATGGCGGACATCCGGGCGCAGGTTCGTGCGGAGATCGAGGCTGAGGTCCGGGCCGAGGCACTGAAGAACCAGGCCCACACGGTCGTCAACGTCAGCACCAACAATCCCGACGACAACCGCGCCAACTCTGAGCTGGGCAAGCTCTACCGGGACGGCCGCGGCTTCGCAACCGGTGGCCAGATCCAGAACCGAGGCCCGCTCCCCGCGGTGGTGCACTTCGTCGACGACGGCTTCACGGTCGGCGCCTACGTCTTCTACCGCGGCCAGGAGTACGTCCCGAAGGAGGACGACCACTGGGCTCGCCTGACGCCGACTCAGCAGCGGGTGCGCTACGGCCGGATGATGTTCAGCCACGGTCCGTGGACCGGCGACACGTTCGACCTGGAAGATCCGGCCCTCAGCGAAGAGGACAAGGAGAAGCTCCGCGCGGTGATGGAGCAGCAGGCTCAGCGCTAGTCACTGACGAAGACGGGAGGTGGGGATGATGGCGGATCTGATCCTCCCGTCTCCGTTGGACCTGGAGAAGTATCGCGAGCCTCCGGATGACGCTACGGCGATCCAGCGAGCCGCTGATCTTTTCACCATGGCCACGGGGATCGACAAGCAGGAAGAACTGGACGGACCCCTGGAGGTCCGGATTTGGCAGCAGGCCGTCCTGGAGATGGCCTGGGCGATTACCGAGCGTCATGAGGACGCCGAGGCCAGCTTCTCTCCGTTCAACTCCGAGCGCATCGGAAGTTATTCGTATAGCAAGGCCCAGAAGGCTGTCAGCGAGGGCGAGAAGACCGGTGTCAGCGCCTTCGACGAGGCGGTGGCCTACTTCCTCAGCAAGGCGATCAACGGCGATTACGGGCACGCTGTGGCGTCGGAGTGGGTGTTCAAGCCCGGCTACAACGGACGGCATGAGGACCACATCGGCCACGACCCCTCCTACGGGTGGTGGAGTCATTGAGCTTCAGAGGGATGCTGCGCCACCGCTGTCACATCCTGCGGCTGGTCGAGACCACCAATGACGGCAGCCCGGTGCACAGCTGGGAGACTGTCACCGAGACCGCGATCCGGTGCTTCCTGGACCTGAACTTCATCCGCAAGGGCAAGGACCCGATCTGGACCCAGGAGGCCGGGCGCCCGCAGGATCGATCCGGTGTCTGGTTCGCCCTGAACGACGCGCCGATCAAGTCCGGCGACCGGATCAAGATGGTCAAGGGCCCGACCGGTACCTTCAAGGTGGAGGGTGCGCTGGACGAGGCGTGGCGGCCTACCGACCTGCATCACCTGGAGATCGGCGTGCAGGAGGTGCCACCTCCGCGGGCTCGATTCACAGGAGGTGGCAGCGATGGCTGAACGAATCGCGATCTTCGTCGAGAACAAGGGTCTGGACGCGATGATCAAGGCTATGGCCGAGGTCGGGAAGGTCAGCTTCGTCACCACCGCCAAGCTGGAAGCGGTGCTGGCCAAGGCGTTCGGTGCATCCCAGGAGCGGGTGCACGTCATCAGTGGCCGATTGCAGGCCTCTGGGCACACCCAGAGCGACCTGAAGGGCAACGCCTGGTCCGGAGAGATCATCTACGGTGGCGAGACCTCTGAGGCGCCGTACGCGGTATATGAGTACGCCCGAGCTGGCGACCGCAACGTCCCGCCGTTCACCCCCCACAAGCACTGGATGGACTTCGACGAGTTCGAAAACGACTTTGAGAGCGCGATCGACACCCACTACTCCCCACTGAAGGGAGGCTGAGGTGCCCATCCCTATGGTGTACGCCGCTCGCCAGCACCTACTGGACTCCGGTGTGCTCACCGACCTGGTCGACAACCCTGACCCCGATGTTCCGCGTGACCCGGAGAAGATCATCGGTGCTGATCTCCAGTGGCCGAATGGATGGGTTTTCGCTGGCGACACCGAGGGCCGCCCGTACCGCGTGGTCGAAGGCACTGGCAAAGTCTGCATAGTCCTGTTCTGCAACGGACCCTGGTCGTCACCATCTCGGAATCACACCACTGAGTTCCCGCTGCTCCGGGTGAACATCTACGCCGACCCGGACCGTGACGAGAACTCAGCTCCGACCAAGCACAACGCCGAGGACAAGATCGACCAGGTCTACAAGTTGATCAAGCCTCTGTTCCACGACGCCGCCAACGTGGTGCACAAGTTCGACATCATGCCCATCATCAGCACGGTGGGGGGCAGTGCGCTCACTCTGTTGGAGATCCCCGAGGGAGACGGGTCGGTCGTGGGGGCGGCCACGTACGAGATCACGTTGTAGGCCCGATGCCTCCTCCGCGGCGGAAGG